ATTAAAATGACTCAAAAATTAAGCGCAAAAGCACGAAGAGACAAAGCCAAGAGAGATCTTGAGTATGCAAAAACAGACGATAGAAAGCGTAAAAAAGCTGAAAATCAAAGAAAAAGAAGAAAAGCAGAAAAAAATCATGGTAAAAACTGGTTACTAGACAAAGACTATGATCATACTAAAAAAAGGTTTGTAAGTGTTAAAGCAAATAGAGGCAATTACGGTAAAGGAACAAAAAAATAATAAAAAAAATGGCTAATTTAACCTCATATCCAACAGGTGTACCAAAAAAATCAGACTTACTACTAGGTACTAGTGTAGCTACGCCTGATACTAACGAACAAAATGTTACAAAAAACTTTTCAGTTTCAGATATAGCAGGATTTGCTAATCCTACCGCTGCTTATACAACATATGTAGCTAGATGGACTCAATCAGGTGCTACTGGAGTTCCAATATCAACTAACGTACTGCAAAATACAACAGGATTAACATGGACATGGACTAAAGCTGGTGTTGGTATTTATGATTTTACTCCTGATGCTGCTATTAAAGACAATGTTTATGTAAATGTTTCTTCTTGGGAAGACAACGCGCAATCTACACCCGCATCTACTGGAACTAAATCTCTTAGCGTTAAAATAGCTGGACCTAACTATGTAAGAATTACAAATCAAGATAATGCTGACTCTAGTTTCGTAGATGATGTTCAGAATGGAATGATTGAAATAAGAATATACTAATAACAAATGGCAAGAATAAGTTCTTATCCTTTCGATAAAAACGTCACAGACAATGACGCTTGGATTGGAACGGATGCAGTAAATAGACAAACAAAACAATTCACTGCTTCTGCAGTAGCAAACTATTTAAACATTAATGCCAAAGTAAATATTGGTGGACAAATGTCTTTTAAATGGTCAGACACCGAAAATGGTGGGGCTGGAACAATATCAAGAGCTAATGGTGGTGGATCTGGCAGCGCTATTAGTGCACTAACTACAATACATTTATCTATAACAGAATTAAATGGACAAAATGTAGTTAAGTTTTTAGAGTATATAACAGGTAAAGATATATTATTAGGCCAAGGTACAGAAATTAGTAATTTTGGTCATTTTACATTAAACACTTACGCTGTGGATCCAAGTAATCCTAGTTATTATATAGCAACATTAACATATATCGGTGGTAATGGTAATATAGCTCCACAAGGAACACAATATACAATTATACAATTTAATATTAATGATGGCACAGGTCAGACAGTTGTACAAGAGTTCAATGTAATGTCTACTCAGTGGGTTATTAATAATACAACAGGTAAGACAAGACCTTCAGTGACGACCGTAGACACGCAAGACGATGTGATTTACGGATGCGTTGATTATATCAACGATACTGTAATACACGTCAATTTCGACGAGCAAGCGTCGGGCAAATCATATTTAAACTAACAATAACTAAAACATTTAAAAAATGGCAATTAAGTACTACTGCGGGTTGGACATGCTCGCATCAATTGATTTAAACCAAAATCAACTGGTCAAACCAAGAATAGAAAATCTTGGTTCTGATCCATCCGGGGTAGAAGGACAAATCTACTATAACACAACAAGTGATGTATTAAGATTGTATACAGGAGCTGGTTGGGTATCATTAGCGTCTGCTGGTGGTGTAACATCATTTACTAATGCGTTTGGAACTTATGTAACTGGAACAGCTAACTCATCAGCTACTGGTGCGGTAAACATGGGTACAATAGATCTTAGCGCGGTTGATGGAACTGCATCTGCTGGAACTAGATTCTTAACAAAAGATAATACTTGGGCAGTACCTTCTGATGTAGGTATTACTAGTATAACTTTAGCTTCAGATGGTGATGCAACTTCAGGTAATACAATAACATCTAATGGAACATTAACATTATCTTTTGATGGTACAAGTTCACAATATGTAGATGGAGCAGGTGATTTAGTTACTTTCCCAACTATACCAACTGTTAATAACGGAACATTATCTGTTACAGCTGGTAATGGTTTATCTGGAAGTAACTTTACTTTTACTGCTAACCAATCAGGAAATACATCGGTAACCCTAGCAATTGGCTCAGGAGCTGGTATACAGATTAATAGCACTAATGTAGCTGTTGATTATGCAGGAACTGATAACGTAATTTTATCTGCAGCTGATGGTACTAGTGTTACTTTAGCTGATGCAGATGACATTATATTCTCTGATGCTACAGACGATGGTGTTAAATACGCAAACTTATCTCAATTAAAAACATACATTGGTGGTGATAATTACGGATCATGGACAATAGCTGGTGATTCAGGTTCATCAACAGTATCATCTGGTCAGACTGCTACAATTGCTGGTAATTCAGTAGCTGGTAAAGAAGGTATCGATACTGTAGAAAGTGGTAGAACAGTAAACATTAACTTAGATCTTAACGAAATAACCACAGTTACATCAGTTGCTGCGACCGCAGAGCTTATTGTAAATAGTTCTGGTAACAAAAAAATTGATATAGATGATATTCATTTAAATCAATTTGGTGATGCAGAAGCAGATGTAGACTTTGGTGGAAACAAACTATTAGATGTAGCAACTGGTACTGCAGGTACAGACGGTGTTAACTTAGCACAAGTTCAATCTATAGCTGCTGGAGTTGGAGTATTTCAAGGTGGATATAATGCTATAACTAATAGTCCAGCTTTAACTGGTTCAAGTAATGTAGCTTTAGATCAAGGTGATTACTACGCTGTAACAGATTCAAACAACACTTCATTTTTAGGAACTGTAGTAGAAGTTGGAGATTTAATATTTGCAAATAATGCAATCGCAGCAGGTTCAACACCGAGCGCTTCAGATTATACAATTGTTCAATCAGGACAAAGTATAGCTGGAGAAGGTTCTACTGATGGCGCAACTGTAAAAGGTGTAGCTGGTTTCAACTCAGCGCACTTTAGTGTAACATCTAACGGTTGGGTTTCTGCAGATATATACGGCGGTGGTTCTACACTAGGTATTGTTCCAAGTGGTGGTTCTGCTGGTAAGTATTTAGATGGTACTGGTAGTTGGGTTACTGTTCCTGCTGGAGATGTAACTGGTATTGATGCTGGTGATGGTATTAGAATAGATGACGGATCTACAGCAACGCCAGAAGTAAACGTACAATATACAGGTACAAACAACGTTGTAGTTAAAGCTGCTAATGCTGAAGGTACTTCAATAGCTACAGGTGATCTTATTATGTATGCAGACTCTTCAGCTAGTGACGCTGTTAAAAGAGGTTTAGTTTCAGATTTACCTTTTGCACCATCAAGTGTAGTTACAGGTGTTACAAGTGTTGGTTTATCAGCACCAGCCGCGTTTAGTGTATCTGGTTCACCAGTAACAGGTTCTGGAACTTTAGCATTTACAGGCGCTGGAACATCATCACAATATGTTGATGGTACAGGTTCTTTACAAACATTCCCAACAATACCACAAGGTGATGTAACTGCTGTTCAAGCTTCTACATCAAACGGTTTATTAGGTATTAATGTAGCTGACAGTACTGGTCCAATACCAAAAGTAGGACTTAACATTGCTGGTTTAACTAGTATTGGAAATGCTTCTAACTTAGATGATGCAGATGAATTCCCATTCTATGATGAAAGTGTTCCGCAAAACAAAAGAGTATCACTAAGAGAACTTAAAGATTACATAACTGATACTCAATCTTTTGCTACTACTTTAACAAGTCCATCTGCTGGTTCTGAAACTGTAACTCACAATTTAGGATCTTACGATGTAATTGTACAGCTTTATGGCGATACAAGTAAAGAAACAATTTATGCTTGTGTTGACAGAACTAGTACAAATGCTTTATCAATAACATTTGATAGCGCTGTTGGTCAAGACGTAAGAGTTCTTGTATCAAGAGTAACTAACGAGTAAAACAAAAAATCCCTCCTATTAATTTAGGAGGGTTTTAATAAAATTTAATATTTATGCCTATTAACTATTATTGTGACGTAGAAGTCCAATCAAACATATTAACTACAGATACATCTAATTCTAGAGTAGGTGTTAATATAGCTTCACCAGCCACAACATTTCATGCAAATGGAGTAGTTAGAGCAGGGGGAAGTAATGGTCAAACTTATACAGAAATAGGTCCAGATAGTATATTTTTTTATAATAATGGTGTTTATAGAGGTAGTATAGATTTGTATCCAAATAGTTCTTCTGGTAATTTATACATTGGTGGAGCTAATGGTGCAACTGTTTATTTTGGTGCTCCTACTAGTTGGACAACAAATATAAGTGTTCAAGGTAATATTACTGGGTCAGGTAATTGTGGTATATCAAGTAGATATAGCACTTCAAGTCAAGGGAGCAGTTCAGCGCCTGTTTATTATTTCAGCGGAAGAAGTACTACCGGTATGTATTTTAATTATAGTCCAGAAGAAATTAGATGGTCTATATCTGGTACTCAAAGATTATCTCTATCTGCATCAAAACTTAGAATGGTTGGTGATATTTCTGTAAGTGGAAATAATAAGGTTTATTCAGAAAACGATGAAATAACTTTGATGGCAGGTGGTACAAATGGTGTTAATATTAATGTTGATGACGCTAACGGCGAGATAACAATTAGCGATAATACAACTGTGGGTGGTTATGTTAAATCAAACGCTGCAACAGATGCTTATAGGGGTTATATTAAAAACACAATTAATACAATTGTTCACGAAAAAGCTGCATCTGCAGACTTTAATTATGTTCCTTTTAACACTGTCCAAACAGGTAATTCCAATCAATACTATAATGCTTTTGTAGCGCCTTATGATGGTAGAGTTAAAAAAATTCATGTAAGGCACTCTGGAGGCGCAACTCCTACAGCCACGAATGTTAGGTTTAAAAAACAAGTAAACGGAACATTATCATCTACTCAATATCAAGCTACTGTATCTAATGGAGCTACCACAAACATGCAGGCTGAGTATAATTTTGGTAACAATGATTTTACTTTTAATGAAGGTGATCTACTTAGGATAGCAATGCAAACGAGTGATGCTTTTGGAACTCAATCTAGAACTATGGGCGGAGGCGCAGTAACTATAGTTCTTGAATATTCAATTTCTTAATATGGCTAATATAAACGATAATATAAGAACAAAAAAGCTTTATAAAAGTGGTAACACAACAAAAGCTTATAAAGACTCTAACGGTGAGATTGTTGTACCCTCAAGTGTAGCTTCAGAAATAGCTGCAGTATCAGATATAACAGAACTTTTAAATGATCATGAAAACTATTCTAAGTCAATATATCTTTTAAAAGAAATAGAAAATATGAGGCAAGACATAGAAGAATTACATGCTTTTGTAAAAGATGCTTTTGGTAAAGACTCATCAAGCGCCGCGTCAAAAGGTGATAAAGGTGATAAAGGTGATAAAGGTGATAAAGGTGACACTGGCGCTACAGGACCAGCTGGTAGTAATGCTTCTGTAAGTGGATTTAAAGGTCAAAAAACAGTTGGCAAAGAAACCTGGACATTTGAAGATGGTTTGTTAAAAACAGTAAAATAATATATTATGGAATTTAGATGGGGTTATAATTGCAATACAATACGTGAAGGTAAAAATTTTAGATATGAAATACAATGGGTTTTAACTGGATGGGGTTACGGAAGAGTAGCTAATAGATCTGGTTGGTTAAACTCAACACCTGAAGAAATACACGGTGAATTTATAGGTTTTCCTGAAATAAGAGACGAAGATTATATAAGTTTTATTAAAACTAGTTTATATGGAAATATAACTAGAATAAAAGATGAAATAAGAGAAGAGCTAAGAGAAGAGTAAAAATAAAGAAAAACAAGTAATAATAAATATATACCTGCTCGGTAAAGAGCGTAACCAAATATTAATTAAAAACCAAAACCAATGACAGTTTATTATTCGACTAATTCGTGGAGTAGTCAACCACAACCAAACAAAAACCATTTAAAATTATGGAACCATATTGCAAATAAAGCAAACTGGAGAATTGTTCAGTTACAAAATGGATATTACCAGACTGAATACAAAGACATGCGTAAAGACGACGAATGGGTTGATGTTACAAGGCGTGAAACAATTGAAGCGGCTGAAACATCTATAGATAAAACAATAGAGCATTATTTAAAAAAAATAGATTTTGCAAACGGCCCTAAAGTTGTTAAGACTTTTGAATAAAAATAAATAAAAATTTAATATAATTTAATATAATACAATATGTCAGATAACATAGTTAAAAATCTAAGCTTTGGGCACGAAGCTAAAAAAGAGGTTTTTAAAGGTATAGAAAAATTAGCTAAAGCAGTTAGTTCAACTCTTGGAGCTGGAGGAAGTTGTGTTTTGCTAGAAGATAACTTTGGAAACCCAACAATAACAAAAGACGGTGTAACAGTAGCGGAAAGTGTAGTACTTAGAAACCCAATAGAAAACTTAGGGTGCAACTTGTTAAAACAAGCTGCAAAAAAAACAGTAAAAGAAGCGGGTGATGGTACTACAACCGCAACCGTTTTAGCTCATGCGATATTAGAAGAAGCTGATAAAATAGATTCTAGTATAAACAATAGAGAATTAAAAAAAGGTATAAACAATACTGTTGATAAAGTAATACAATATTTAGATGATATATCATTACCAGTAAAAGGTAATATGATAAATCAAATAGCTACAATATCAACAAATAACGACAAAGAGCTAGGAAATTTAATAGGAAAAGCTTTTAATTCAGTTGAAAACACTGGTGTTGTTATGATGGAGCAGTCTGAGTCTGGTCAAACAGAATTAGAAATTATAGAAGGTGCTCAATACTTTAAAGGTTTAACAAGTCCTCATTTTGTTACAAATAAAATTAAAAATACAGCTGAATTAAATAATCCTTTAGTTTTATTAATAGAGAATAACGTAGAAAGTATAAGACAAATACAGTCTGTTTTAGAATATGTTATTAAAAATAATAAACCATTATTAATAATTGCAGATTTAAGTAATGAAGTTTTATCTGCTTTAGCAATGAATAAAACAAAAGGTAACATAAAAGTAAATGTAATAAACGCTCCTGTTTTAGGGGTTAATAGAAAACAAATGCTTGATGATTTAGCTTTGCTAACGGGAGCTACATTAATAAATGAAGATCTTGGAGATGACATGGATTTAATTCAAATTGATCATCTTGGTTCTTGCTTAAAATCAATAACAAGCGAAACAGATACAATACTTCAATTTGAAAAACAAAATGAAGATTGTTTAAATATTACAAATAAAATAAAAAAGCAACTTTTAACTTGTAAAATACCTGATAAGATAATAAGTTTAGAAAAAAGATTAGCAATGCTTTCTGCTAAAATAGCAGTTGTAAAAGTTGGTGCTAATTCTGAAATAGAGTTAAAAGAAAAAATGGATAGAGTCGAAGACGCTATCTGTGCTACAAAAGCCGCTGTCAAAGAAGGTATTGTACCAGGCGGAGGTGTTGCTTTACTAAATGCTTCTCTTTATTTAAAAAGTAAAAATAAAGCTGAAGAAGTATTAATAAAAGCTATAACAGCCCCTTATAAAACAATACTAAAAAATGCTGGACTAAAATTTGAAATTTTTAATAAGAAAGGTTTTGGTTTAGATGTAGTTACAGGAAGTATGGTAAATATGACTAAACAAGGAATTATTGATCCTGTCTTAGTTACTAAAAGCGCTTTAAAAAACGCGGCTTCTGTAGCAACTACTATATTATCTACTGATTGTGTAATAAATAATTTAAGAGTAGATGAAGGCGGTAGGTAGAAACATTATTATTAAAAAGCTTAAGGAAGGAACTACTAAAACAAAAGGTGGTTTGTTATTAGCTGAAAACCATAGAGATGACATTAGATATGTTCAGGCTACAGTTTACTCTGTTGGCGATGAAATACAAGGTCTAAATAAAAATGATGTTATATTATATGATCGACACGCTGGTCATAAAATAGAATATGAAAAAAATATATATCACGTTATAAAAATACAAGACGTGGTCGTTGTTTTATGAGAAAGCTTGATGCAGAACATTTAAAAGAATTAAACCTGCTAAAACATTACCGTATAATACGCAAATGGGCTTGTAAAAACAACGACTTAACAGATGCTGAATTAGAGCTGCTTGTGTATTTAGATGCTATAGAATATTTTACTAAAAAAGATTTTATAGAAGGTAGTTATTCCTTTAGTTGGAATAATAGAAGATGGAATAAGTTAATAAAAAACAATTGGATTGTTGTTTGGAGAAATAGAAATAGAACTACTCAAAAATATAACATATATAAAGTTTCTTTTAAGTTTAAACAGTTAATAAATAGAATTTACAAAATAATGCTAGGTGAAGAAAACATACCAACTAGCGAAAGAAGAAACACTGTTATAAAGTGTAAATCATATAGTGATAAAGTTTTAACAAAAGCTATATATAACGTAAATAAAGATAAATATAGATAAAATGGGTTTTAAATCAAGCATGCCTTATTCGTTTAATCCTCAACTAGAAAAACAGGTTGAACTAAGCAGATTTGATAGAGATTTTGGTGTAAAAAATCTTAACGCTAAAATAGCTGGTAGAAACGAAGATATAGTATCTTTTGAAGATTACCAAAAATACGGCGGTAAAGCACCTAGTACAGCTGTTGATAGATATGGTATGCCTGTTTATAAAGGAAAAGATCTAAACAAACAATATTTCCAGCAACCAGATCATATAAGATATGATGAAGCTAATGTAACTGATTTAGATAGGCAGGGTATGGGTTATAAGAAGTACCAAGAAAATCTTGCTTATCAACAACAACAAGCTGATCTAAAAACATATGGTGATGCTGGTAGACCAACTATAATAAATGACACGATGCAAAATACTCAAGAAAACCAAAATATGCTATTAGGTGATTCTAGTCCTTTCAATGACACTACTCAAAATGCAGCCACAGGTATATATGGTAATTTACAAGAAAGAACAGCTGCTGTATCTCCTTTAGCTCAAAAAATAGATCCAAAAGCAATATTTAATGCAGTAGACGCATATAATACAGCTATGAATTTAGGAGGAGCGATAGCAAGTCAAACACAATCACCTGGTGTAAACAGTTATAACACTAAATCAAATTCAACGAGTAGTGTTCCATTACCTGGTTTACCAACAAGTTCAACAAAACCATCAGCTAATACTGGTTCATATAGCAACCCATTAAATAATCCAGGCGGAACTCAAAACACTATAAATTTAAACACTGGAGGTAATACTCAAAATTCAAAATATTCTTTTTTAGACAATCAAGATGCTTTTAAAGTAAGTGATCCTAATAGAAGTTCTTTTTTAGGTACTTATAAAAGAAATACAAAGTCTTTTGATGATAGAATAGCAAAGGCTACTGAGCAAGGTAAAATGAGAAAAGTAGCTAGACTACAGCAAAGACAGAAAAACTTTAATGAAAATCAAAGTCAAAAAGGAGGTATAAATATAGGTTTTAGAATGCCTTTTGGTAAAAACAAAAATAAAAAAATAATTTAAAAACAAAATTATGCATCATAGAAAATACGATCCATCAATGGAAAGATTAAAACCAGGAACAAAAGTAGGTGTTGTAGGTGAAAACGCAATATGGGACGGACCATTAGATCAAGTTGGTAGAGCTCATAAACCAGGAAGTAGTTCGGGAGCTGATCCTATAGAAGTATTAAAAGCTTCATGTGAATGTGGAGCTGGTATGCCTATAACTAAAAGAGCTAAATTAGGGTAATGGCAAGTTCACCAATAAGAAAAATTAGTTCAGCGTGTAAAGCTGCTGCTAAAAGAAAATTTAAAGTATGGCCTAGTGCTTATGCTTCAGGTTGGGGCGTGCGCTGTACTAAAGCTGGAGGCCCTAGTAAATTTGGTGGTAAAAAGAAAAAATAATGCAAGGATATAAGCAACCTTTTAATTCGCCTGTATTAAAAAGATGTTGGCCTGGTTACTCTGCTGTTGCTGGCAAAGATCCATATAGTAAAGGTAGTTGTAAAAAAAATTCACCAGTTAAAAAGAAAAAACAAAAAGGTGGCGGTACAACTAAAACTTGTTTACCGGCTTCTAAAATAAGAAGCATGAGTAAAGAGCAAAGACAAAAGCTAGTTAACTCTAAAAAAGCCGCTGGCGCTAAAGGTAAATATAAAAGATCATCAAAGACTAATGTAAAAGGCGCTCGTAAAAAAGGCGCTACATTACGTGACTGGTTTGAAAAAGAAGACTGGAGAAGAGTTGATGATCCATCAAAAAAATGCGGAGAATAATATGACTTGGTTAAAAAGAATAAAAGAATCATCATCAATAGAATCACCGTTACATAAAAACGAGCCAAGAAAAACTACTAAGGGTAAAGGTAGAAATTTTAGAACTACTAAAGAAGGCGCTGGTATGACAGAAAAAGGCGTTAAAGAATATAGAAAGAAAAACCCTGGTAGTAAACTTAAAACAGCTGTAACAGGTAAAGTAAAACCTGGCAGCAAAGATGCTAAAAGAAGAAAATCATTCTGCGCTAGATCCAAAGGTTGGACAGGCGAAAGAGGTAAAGCAGCGCGTAGACGCTGGAAATGTTAAAATAAAAAATTATGCCATCACCAATTAGAAATCATCACGATAAAAAAAATATATTGCAAGACGATGGGTCTTCAATAAAAGTATCATCAAGCGATCTACAAAAAAGAGGAGTAGATGCTATTAAAAGTCAAATGTTACAAAACAATCCTCCTGGTAGTAAAGGTAGAAGAGCTGTTTATGACAAACTTGACTGGAAATATGATAATACAATACCAAAAACTTTTTCAGAAAAAGTTAGTGACTTTACTAGTGATGCTAAAAAGTTTGTTAATAAAAACAAATTTAAAATCGCAGATGTTGCGACAGGTGGATTACTTGGCATTGGTAAAAGCATAATAGATAAACTCAAACAATAACAACAACAATAACAAAAACAAAACCAAAATGGGAAATTATTCAGGAAATCATCCGAGATATTCTTCGGGTCAAAAATATGATGCTAGAGAAGCTTACAATAAAGACCTTACTGCTAAAGCTAGACTGCATTATTTAGAAAATAGTGAACACGACAAGCACTCTCATCCAGCAAAAAAGCACTGTGTTGCTAAAATGTACGGAGAGCCAGCTGCTAAAATGTATGGAGATCCAGCACCTAAAGTAGCTGTAAAAGACATGCCAGACGCTCAAAGAAAAGCTGTAATGGCTAGCAAAGCTGAAGCTGCTGCTAAAATGGAGCATGCTCCTAAAAACTTAGGCTTTATAAAAGCTGAAACATTAAAGAAAGATCCAAATGCAAAAACAATGGTAGTAGACGGTGAAACAATGCCTATAAAAAATTTAGCTGATTCAGACGATATTAAAGATATGTCTGGAGCTTATAATGCTATGGGTGATGCAAACGATCCAGCTATGATGAAAGGAGATCCTATCATGCTTAAAAAGATTCATGCATTAAAAATGAAAGTTGATAAAGGACTTAAATTTGGATTAAAAGGATAACAGTAGGGAACTGTAAAACCCAAGTCAAACAAATTCATTAACAAAAACAAAAACAAAAACAAAATGGCAAAATTCATTAAATTTAATATTGTTGACACTAGCACACCTGCAAATCAAAAAGCTCACTTACTAGATGTTGACAATATCGGGGACATTTCTTACGATGGAACAAACAAAGTAAGTATTGTATTAAGATCACCAGCTGGTGGAAATTCAGCTGCTGCAGGTATTGCTGGAAGAGTTGTAGAAATAGAAGTATCTAAAGCTAAAGGTGCACTAACTAATCCAACAATCACTAATGGTTCAGCTGCTCCTGATCAAGCTATTGTAAAAGCTATGACTGCTAATCCAGGTGGTGTTGCTGCTACAGCTCAATTAGGTAAAGACGAGTCTGCTAGTCCAGCACAAATGTACTGGCACTCATGGTCTGTTATAACTGATACAACTGTATAAAAACTAACCATCAATTAAATATATCCTCGCGGCTTAACTGTCGCGGGGTTTATTTATAAAAAAACTAATATATGGGTTCACCAATAAAACACTGTTGGAGTTCTTTAATGCATAGTCCTGAGTGGAACAAAGCAAGAAAAAGATCTGGCGCTGGAACTGGAAATGACGCTTCTTTAAAAGCAGCTAAAAGTAAAAGAACTTCTCCTTTAAAAATGGGTTTTAAAATGAAAGGATCACCATATAATGAAGAAAATTCCAATACACCTATAATGCACGTAGATATGGGTGATGATACTTTAGGTATGGCTACTAACAATGGTAGTATACTTATAAATAAAGACATTAAAGATCCAAAACAAAAGCAAGATGTCATAGATCATGAAATGGTGCATATTAAACAAATAAAAGATGGTAGGCTAAGTTATGATGACGACAATGTTTATTGGGAAGGTAAAACATATTCAAGAGACGATATGAATGAAGGTGCAAAAAATTTACCTTGGGAAAAAGAAGCTTATCAAAAAACTAAAAATTCTTAATTATGGGGCTTAAAAAAAATTATTTCGGAAAACTAAGAAGTTCTAGTCCTGTTAAAATGCATGAAGGCAAACCTCATAGCAAAAAAGATGGTCAACAAATAGTTGATGATTTAGTTTATACTACACAAAGCGATTCTGGTATGTCAGATGCGGAATATGCTAAATACTTTGGAGAAGGTTCGATACATAGACCAAATCTTGATGAAGTAGTAGTAAGATCAGATGTAGATTATAATCAATATCCTTTATTTGATGAACTTTCTGATCAACAAAAAGAATATTTTAACGACTCAGGGGCAATTGGTAGAGGTGTTAGAAGAAGAGCTCAAACTAGAGAAGGTTTAGCAGGTGATGCTATGGATATGGTAACAGGTATATTAGCAGAACAGCCTGCATCCATGGTAATGACAACACTTCAAGCTCCTCAATCACTTGCGGTTGAAGGTATAGAAGCTTTGAGAGGAAATCCTTATAATTTTGCAAACGCTCTTACACCTGGATCACAAAGACTACCATCTGAAACAATAGGTTTTGAAGATAAACCTGGATGGGATTTAGGAGGTTCTTTAAATACAGCTATGGATATAGTAGCAGATCCAGCCAATTTACTCTTTGGAGCTGGATTATTAACTAAAGGTGCAAAAGGAGCTAAATTAGCAAAAGGACTAGCAAACAAATCAGATGATTTAGTTTATAGTTTGGCTGCAAAAGGAGACGAAGCTGCTAGTGCGGCTAGTAAATTACCAGAATCACCAGGTATATTTGGAAGATTTAATCCAAAAACTAGAGAATCTATGTATAATACTCTTGAAGATTTAAGTAAAAACGCTGAGGTTAGTAAATTTGAAAGATTAAAAACAATGGAGCGATTAAATACACCTGAAGGTCAAAAAAGATTATATGATCAAGAGTTAGGTTATTTACAGGGTGAAATGGAAAAATTAAGAAAAACAATGCAAATCCCTGAAGCACACGCCCATCCATTTATAAGAAAACAAACACCTGGTAATGAATTTTTAGAAATTGAACAAAACTTTTTAGGCGGTCTTGGCACAAAAACAAAAAAACTATTTGATGCTGACTTAGCTGAACAAGCGCAAAAAAATGTTAATTTTAGAATTCAAGAAATGTCTAAACCTAATTTAAATGAAAGGGCAGCTGAGGCTATAAAAGGAGGGAAATTAAATTACAGTGAAGCAAAAGACATATTATATAATTCTGTTCCTAGAGAATATTTAGATTCCAATGCTACTTTTGGTGGTTTTAAAAAAACTAATGATGTTGATAGATTTTCATTACAAGGCGTTCAAAATGCCTCTCAATTAAATAAAGGTAATTTTATTTTAGGAGATAAAAATATAGCTAAACCAAAAACAATCTATGCTCACGAACAGCAACACGGTTTTCAAGTTGGTAGAACAACGCCTCTTGACAGAGAGTTATCTAGTGCTATTAAACCTAGCAAAGAGGTTTTAGATTATAACAAAAAATATGATGATCTGCTATCTGCAAGAGATAATCTAAATGTTCATAGCGATGATTTTGCTAAAAATCACAAAGCAGCAGACTCACGATTTCAAGATCATTTAGCAAATCAACCAGCATCAGACATAGATTACGATTATTTTAAATATGGAGGAAGTGGAAATATGGAGCCTAGGGCTTTTGCGGGAGAATTAAGACAATCTTTGCTTGATCAAGGTTTTATAAAAAATCCTTATGATAAAATAACTCCACAGATTTTATCTAAAGCTAAAAATTATTTTGATAAAAATCCAGTAACTCAAGCCGTGTTAAAAAGCGATGGTAAAGATGTAAATGTAAGTGGTACTAGAATTTTTGATTTTATGGATAAATCTAAAAGTAATTTTTCTTCTTTAGCTAAATCAATGAATAAATTACCAGCTGTTACAGGTGGTTTATTTGGTAGTAAAATGGTTTTTAGTGGAGATAAAAAGAAGTAAATCGTAATTAATTAAAATAACATGTAACTATTTATATATAGATTATATATAAATAATTAAATTAAATGTTATGTTAAAAAATTTAAAATTAGACTTTACTAATATGCTCTACGGGCTCGGAGCTGCAGTCGTTATTTTAGGAGCTCTTGCTAAAATTCAACACTGGCCATATGGCTCATTATTATTAACAATAGGTATGATAACAGAAGCTATTGTTTTTGCTTATTCTGCATTCGAGACAACTAAAGATACAAACGATAACTCGCGTGTAATTTATGAACCTTATGACACTAGTGAAATAGTTAAAGCTCAAAAAGAATACGCTAATAAAATACAGAAAGCTGTTGAGAATATTAATTTAATAAATAAATCACACGCTGCTCATTTAAAACTTAGTAAGTCGTCTGTAAAAGCTTACGAAGATATAAATAAAAATTCTGTATCTTTAGCAAAAAATACATTCGATATAAATAAAATTTATCAATCAATACTAAAGGTAATTAAAAAATAATGCCAGATAATAAAAAGAAGTTTAAAGATACAAAAGTCGGTCAGTTTTTATTAGGAACTGCGCCTAAGCTAGTTGATGGTATATCTGATGTTTTACCAGATCAAGGCTTATTAGGTGTAGTTAAAAACTTAATAAAAAAAGAAGATCCTGTAATTTTACCACCAGAAGATAAAGAAAAAGCTTTAAAGTTATTAGAGCAAGACATGGTAGAAATGCAAGAAATATCTAAGCGTTGGGATAGTGATATGAAATCAGATTCATGGTTGTCTAAAAACACACGCCCTATGACTCTTATATTTTTAACTATATCTTTAATAATTTTAATAGTTCTTGAAAGCTCTAATATACAGTTTGATGTTGATGGCGGTTGGGTTGATCTATTAAAATCTCTTTTAATTACAGTTTACGTGGCTTATTTTGGTTCACGAGGTGCAGAAAAATTTAAAACAATAAGTAAAAAATAAAAAAAATGTCAAAATTTATAACTAATGATGGTATTGTAGGTAAAGCAATGCCTTTAACGGGTTTAGTAGGAGCCCCAAATCCTTTACCAGCTTGGGTTTTTGAAAACCAAACCGGAACATTAGGAACTTTTTTAAATAGTTCTGTACTTTACGTTGGTGTAAGCGGTGATGTTAGTGTTATATTACCTGGTACTAATTTAAGTTCTGTAAAAGCTCTTTCAATCACAAATGGAGGCAGTGGTTACAGTAATGGTACAGGTGTTGCAACAACAACATCTGGTGATGGATTAGGTTTAACTGTAAACACAACAGTAACTTCTAACGTAATAACTGCTGTAGCAATAAACGCTGCAGGATCAGGTTACAATGTAAATGATATTGTAACAGTAAGTGGTGGCGGTGGAAATGCTACTCTACAAATTACAGCCGTAAACGATGGTGTTCCTGTAGCTGCACAAGCTATAACTTTTAAAAACGTTCCAGCTGGTAGCATACTACCCGTGGCTGTTGACTATGTTACTGCTCTAAACACTGTTGGAGCTGGTGACATAATTGTATGTAAATAATAAAAAAATATATTAATCAAATTTAATTAAATCATGGCGAAAGCAAAAAAAATAAAAAAAGAAGAATTAGAACTTGTTAATGAACAACAAAATAAGTTAAATGAATTGTTGAAACATTTAGGTATTTTAGATGTTGAAAAAATAAATACGCATAGCGTTATTAAAAAATTAAGCGATGAAATACAAGAAACTAAAGAACAGTTAGAAAAAACTTATGGTTCTGTTAACATAGATTTACAAACTGGTAAAATATCTGAAATTACTAAACAAGATGTTGAGTAATATTAGAAAAATAAGCATTGGATCTGATTATAAAAACGACGCAATGCATTATTCAGTAGGACAACAAGTTTACGGTGGTCACGAAATATCACATATACTTCTTGACGAAAACGATAATTCCTATAATATTCACATAAAGAAAAACAACGAGGTATTGCCATGGAAGAAGTTTAATTCTAACATGGCTATATCAGTTGAGTACGATTTAGAGTATTAATGAAAAGTCTATATGATTTTATAGTAAAACCATTTGGTAAAGAATATTCTAATAGCATAAAAGTAGATGATAAAGAATTAGTATTAAATACTAAGGTTGAAAACTGGAAGTTTGTTAATAGAATAGCCGAGGTTATAGAAACACCTAAAGCTTTTAAAACACCTATAAAAAAAGGTGATTTAATAATAGTACATCAAAATGTGTTTAGAACATTTTACGGTATGAAAGGTGTTAAGAAAAAAAGCAGATCATATTTTAAAAATGATTTGTATTTTTGTAGCTTAGATCAAATATATCTTTATAAAAACAATAATGGTTATCACTCGTTTGGTGATAGATGTTTTGTTAAACCGATAATAAATAAAGATAAATTAAGCAACAAAAAAGAACAAGCCCTTATAGGTATACTAAAATATAGTAATAACTCATTAGAAGCGCTTAATATTAATCCTGGTGATGTTGTGGGTTTTACACCTAACAGCGAATGGGATTTTATTATTGAAAATGAAAGAGTTTATTGTATGAAATCAAATGATATTGTAATTAAATATGAGCACAAAGGAAACGAAGAAGAATATAATCCAAGCTGGGCGCGTAGCTGTTGAAGAGCTTATAAAGGTGGCTAAAGAACCTATTGTAGATTCAGACGATGATATATCTGCAGACAGACTTAAAAATGCTGCAGCAACAAAAAAATTAGCAATATTTGATGCTTTTGAAATATTACAACGTTTACAAGAAGAAGAGGATATGTTAAACGAAAAACCAAAAGAAGTTAAAAAAGAAAGAACTTTTGCTGGTTTTGCTGAAGGTAGATCTAAAAATGTATAAACAAACTTTATATAAAATACTAGAAGATCATATTCCAAGTAAAGTTTTAAAAAGAAATAACAAAAGCAATAGTTGGGAATATGGTTATAACGAAGAACACGATGTTGTAGTTATAAGTAAAACTGGTAAAATAGGTCAAGTGTATGAGATACAAAACCTAAAAATAGCTTTACCAAAAAAAGAAAATATATATAAGTTTGATAACAATAAGTGGACACAATTTGAATATCCAAAAGAGTTAGATAGAATTAAATCTACTTTTGATTGGAAACAATATCCACTAGATTTTAAAGAAAAGTGGTATGATTACATCGATAATGAGTTTACCCGTAGGGAGAAAGGTTTTTGGTTTTATAACAAAGACATTCCTACTTATATTACTGGTACTCATTACATGTACTTGCAGTGGAGTAAGATTGATGTCGGGGCACCAGACTTTCGGGAGTCAAATAGATTATTCTTCATTTTCTGGGAAGCTTGTAAAGCCGATGATAGATGTTACGGACTGTGCTACCTTAAGAACAGACGTTCTGGGTTTTCCTTTATGGCGTCAGGAGAGGTGGTTAACTTGGCAACCATATCATCTGACTCTAGATATGGTATATTATCAAAGTCCGGTCCTGATGCTAAAAAGATGTTCACAGACAAGGTGGTACCCATATCGGTTAATTACCCCTTCTTTTTCAAGCCGACCCAGGACGGTATGGACCGCCCAAAGACCGAGCTTGCCTACCGTGTACCAGCCTCAAAGTTCACCCGTAGAAAGCTCACCGCTGCCTACGACGAAACCGAGGACGAATTACAGGGATTGGACACCACAATCGACTGGAAGAATACAGGTGACAACTCCTACGATGGGGAGAAACTTAAACTCCTCGTCCATGATGAAAGCGGTAAATGGGAGAAGCCGAACAACATCCTCAACAACTGGAGGGTTACAAAAACCACGCTAAGATTAGGTGGTAGAATTATAGGTAAGTGTATGATGGGATCAACCAGTAATGCACTTGACAAAGGTGGTAATAACTTTAAAAAACTATATTATGATTCGAACGTCAAAGAAAGAAACGCCAATGGAGAGACTCGCTCAGGATTATATTCTTTGTTCATACCTATGGAATGGAACTACGAAGGATACATTGATTCTTATGGCTTACCTGTCTTCGAAACTCCAATCGAAAATACAGAGGGTCCGCACGGAAGAAAAATAAAAATAGGTGTACTAGAATATTGGCAAAACGAAGTTGATGGTTTAAAAAAAGATCAAGAAGGTTTAAATGAATTTTATAGACAGTTTCCAAGAACAGAACAACATGCGTTTAGAGACGAAGCTAAACAATCTTTATTTAACTTAACTAAAATATACGAACAAATAGATTATAACGAAGATTTTAGAACAAACACTTTTGTTACAAAAGGATCGTTTCAATGGCAAAATGGTGTTAAAGATACTAAGGTTTTATTTGTTCCTAATGATTCAGGTAGATTTAGTGTAACTTGGGTTCCACCTTTAAATTTACAAAATCGTGTAATAATTAAAAATGGATTAAAATACCCAGGAAATGAACATTGTGGCTCTTTTGGTTGTGATCCATATGACATATCAGGTACTGTTGACGCGCGTGGTTCTAAAGGATCACTTCACGGATTAACAAAGTTTTCAATGGAAGATGTGCCTAATAGTATGTTTTTTTTAGAATACATAGCAAGACCACAGACTGCTGAGATATTTTTCGAAGATGTTCTTATGGCTTGTGTGTTTTATGGAATGCCTATATTAGCAGAAAATAATAAACCTAGACTTTTATATCATTTTAAAAGAAGAGGTTATAGAGGTTATTCTATGAATAGACCAGATAAAGTATATATGAAATTATCTGTAACAGAAAAAGAAATAGGTGGAATACCTAATTCAAGTCAAGATATAAAACAAGCTCACGCGGCTGCTATAGAATCCTATATTGAAAATTATGTAGGTAAATTAGACGAAGGTTATGGAAACGTATATTTTCAAAAAACTTTAGAAGATTGGTCTAGATTTGATATAAATGATAGAACAAAACACGATGCTTCTATTAGTTCAGGTTTAGCAATAATGGCTTGTAATAAAAATCTTTACACGCCAGTTTTTAAAAGAAAATTAGAAGTTAAAAACCTTGGTTTTAAAAAATATGACAATAAAGGATTTAGTTCAAAAATAATAAGATAAATGATTTACACTAATTACGCAGGTTCGTTTCCTAGTCAGGTAGTATCTGATGAAGAAAAGCAAAGTTATGATTATGGTTACGCCGTAGGACGAGCTATTGAAGGAGAGTGGTTTTCTGGAGATAGAGGGGGTTTAGGTAATAGATACCAGAATAGCTGGTTAAATTTTCATAGATTAAGACTTTACGCAAGAGGTGAACAACCTGTACAAAAATACAAAGATGAATTAGCTGTCAATGGCGATTTATCTTATTTAAATTTAGACTGGAAACCAGTACCTATTATACCTAAGTTTGTAGATATAATAGTTAATGGTATGTCTCAAAAAATATTTGACATTAAAGCTTTTGCTCAAGATCCTGAATCTTTAAAGCAAAGAACAAAGTATGCAGATGCGATAATGCGAGACATGTATGCTAAAGAAATTATTGAAGCAACTAATCAAGCTACTGGTATGAATTTTTTCAATACCAATGATCCTAATAATATACCAGAATCTCAGCAAGAATTAGATCTTCATATGCAATTAAGCTATAAACAATCAATTGAAATAGCTGAAGAAGAGGCTATAGAGAATGTTTTATCTTATAACAAATACGAATTAATAAAGAAAAGATTAATACAAGATTTAACTATAATAGGTATAGCTGCTGTTAAAACAGATTTTAATTTAGCTAACGGTGTTACTGTTAATTATGTTGACCCTGCTAATTTAGTTTATTCATACACGGAAGATCCTAACTTTGATGATATATATTATGCTGGAGAAGTTAAATCAATAAGTTTAGTTGAGCTTAAAAAACAATTTCCTGGTTTAACAGATGAAGAACTTAAAAAAATAGAAAAATTTCCAGGTGACGCAAATTATACTAGGAATTTCTATGCACAACAAGATTCATATAATCAAGTTCAAGTTTTATATTTTGAATATAAAACATACAGCAATCAAGTATTTAAAATAAAACAAACAGATCAAGGTTTAGAAAAAGCTTTAGAAAAACCAGATACTTTTAATCCTCAACCAAATGATAATTTTGAAAGAGTAGGTAGAAGTATAGAAGTTTTATATACAGGAGCAAAAATACTTGGTCATGAAATGATGTTAGATTGGAGGTTATCTGAAAATATGACTAGACCTAATTCTAATTTAACAAAAGTTAATATGAATTACTCTATATGTGCACCACGTATGTACAAAGGCGCTATTGAGTCTACAGTTAGCAGAATAACAGGTTTTGCTGATATGATACAATTAACACATTTGAAGTTACAACAAGTATTATCACGCATGGTTCCTGATGGTGTTTTTGTTGATGTAGATGGTTTAGCTGAAGTTGATTTAGGTAATGGAACAAATTATAATGCGTCTGAAGCGTTAAACATGTATTTTCAAACAGGTTCTATTGTTGGTAGATCTATGACGCAAGATGGCGATTTAAATAGAGGTAAAGTACCTATTCAAGAGCTTCAAACAAGCAATGGAGGTGCTAAAATACAAAGCCTAATTCAAACTTACCAGTATTATTTACAAATGATACGTGATGTAACCGGTTTAAATGAAGCAAGCGACGCTAGCACACCTAGTAAAGATGCGTTAGTAGGTTTACAAAAATTAGCTGCTGCTAATTCAAATACTGCATTAAGACATATTATGCAAGGTGGTTTATATTTAACATTAAGATCTTGTGAAAATATAGCTCTTAGAATAGCAGACGCGTTAAATTACCCTTTAACAAGAGCTGCTTTAATAGATTCTATATCTTCATATAACACAGGAACTTTAGAAGAATTACAAGAAAAAAATCTTCAAGATTTTGGTATATTCTTAGAATTAGAACCAGATGAAGAGGCTAAAGCTCAATTAGAGCAAAATATACAAATAGCTTTGCAGTCAGGTGGTATAGACTTAGACGATGCTATAGATATTAGACAAGTTAAAAACATAAAACTAGCAAATGCTTTATTAAAACAGAAACGTAAAGAAAAAGCTAAAAAAGATCAAGAAAACCAAAGAGCTAATATACAAGCTCAAGCTCAAGCAAACGCACAAGCTTCTGAAGCTGCTATAACAGCAGAAATGCAAAAACAACAAGCTTTAGCAGAAACTGAAATACAAATTGAAACCTCTAAAATGCAATTAGAAATAAAGAAAATGTTACAAGAGGCAGAAATAAAGAAAGGTTTGATGGCTGAGGAATTTCAATACAATATGCAGTTAGCAAAAATAAAAGCTGACGCAGAGACTCAAAAAGAACAAGAAATAGAGAATAGAAAAGACAATAGAATAAAAATGCAAGGTTCTCAAGAGTCAAAACTAATAGATCAAAGAAAAAATAATACATTACCTCAAGATTTTGAATCCGCTGGATTTGATAATTTAGGTGGTTTCGGGTTAGAACAATTTGACCCTAGATAAAAAAAATTGTAAATTTTTAATTATATTATATTATGTCAGAAAAAAACAATGAACCTGTAAAACAGGAAGGAGATTTTAAAATTAAATCTAAAAAAAGAGTTCCTAAAAAACTTACAACACCAGAAGAAACAATTAAAATGGATATGGCTTCTGCTAAAAAAGAGGAACCTGCAAAAATAGATTTATCAAAAACAAAAGAAAAACAAGATGCCGTTCAAAAGCAAGAAACAGAGAGCAGCGTGTTACGCGAAGAAGGATCCGAGGTGGGATTGCAAAAAGTGGGACAAACACACGAAGAGCCCGCTGAGACTGTTATTAAAGAAATACCAGTAGAAGAAAAGAAAGAAGAAAAAGAAATAAAAAAACAAGTTGAAGAAGCTATAAGAGATGAAAAAGTTTTAGGTAAACCATTACCTGAAAATATTGAAAAGCTTGTTAATTTTATGGAAGAAACTGGTGGAACGGTTCAAGATTATGTAAGACTAAGTGCTGATTACACTAAAGTAGATGACACTAGCTTACTAAGAGAATATTATAAAAATACTCGTCCACATTTAGATTATGAAGAAGTTAATTTTTTATTAGAAGATAACTTTAAATATGACGAAGAAGTAGACGACGAAAGAGATGTTAGAAAGAAAAAACTAGCATATAAAGAAGAAATTGGAAAAGCTAAAAGCTTTTTAGAAGATCTTAAAAGTAAATATTACGATGAAATCAAGTTGAAATCAAACGTAAATAAAGATCAACAAAAAGCAATTGACTTTTTTAATAGATACAATGAGGAACAAAAAGTGTTATCCAAACAACGAGAAGATTTTGAACGTGTAACAAGAAGTACTTTTAATGATAAATTCGAAGGTTTTGATTTTGATTTAGGAGAAAAAAAATTTAGATACGGTATTAAAAATCCAAACGAAGTGGTTGACAATCAACTAGACATTACTAATTTTGTTAAGACGTTCTTAAATGAAAAAGGTGTACTAGAAGATGCAAAAGGTTATCACAAAGCCATGTATGCTGCAAGAAATGCAGATACAATAGCTAAACATTTTTACGAACAAGGCAAAGCCGACGCTGTAAAAGACGTTGTTGCTAAGTCTAAAAACATAACTACAGAACCTAGAAAAGAAGGTAATGCTGGAAGTGTTTTTGTTAATGGTCTAAAAGTAAGGGCTATAAGTGGTGCTGATTCTTCTAAATTAAAGATAAAAACAAAAAAATTTAACTAATTAAAAATTAAAGATTATGGCTTTAACACCACAATTTGGGTCAATTGTCCCATCTCAAAAGCAAGAAGTCTTAAATAGCAATTATCTACAGTGGACTGACAAAGCTGCTGCTGATTTTGTAGATTTCGCGCAACAATACCTACCTGAGGTATACGAACAAGAAGTAGAGCGTTATGGAAACAGAACGTTAGGCGGATTTTTACGTATGGTAGGGGCTGAAATGCCTATGACCTCTGATCAAGTAATTTGGTCTTAGCAAAACAGACTACATATAGCTTATACTGGTCTTACACCTGCTTACGGTGCAAGTAATGTTATCAATTTTACAGGTACAGCTGCTGATGTAACTAACGTTATATCTGTAGGAGCTACTATCGTAGTTTTAGATGACAATGGAGTAGAAGCAAAATGTTATGTTAGCGCTACTGTTCCTGGTGGAGCTGGTGTAGGACAAATTACTGCTCTACCTTATACTGCTAATACTTTAGCTCTTGCTGGTTTAACTGGTAAAGTAAAAGTATTTGTATATGGTTCTGAATACGCTAAAGGTTCTTCAACACCTAATTATAGTGCAACTTCAACAGACGGCTATATTAGTGTTGATCCTTCATTTAAGCAATATTCTAACTCACCAATCATTATTAGAAACAAATACGTTGTAAATGGTTCTGATATGGCACAAATCGGTTGGGTAGAAGTTGCAACTGAAGACGGAACTTCTGGTTATTTATGGTATTTAAAAGCAGAGTCTGAAACAAGACTACGTTTTGAAGATTACCTAGAAATGGCTATGGTTGAAGGAGAATTAAAAAATAACGCTGCTATTCCTGCTGGATTAGGTGGTACTCAAGGTTTATTTGCTGCTATCAATGATAGAGGTAATGTACAAACTGGTTTTACTGCTGCTGCTGGAATTGATGCTTTTGATGCAATTCTTAAAAACTTAGACACTCAAGGTGCTATTGAAGAAAACATGCTTTTCTTACAGAGACAAACTGCTCTTGACTTTGATGACATGCTAGCTAGCATTTCTGGCGGATACGCTGGAGGTACTGCTTTTGGTTTGTTTGAAAATTCTGAAGAAATGGCTCTTAACCTTGGATTTTCAGGTTTCCGTAGAGGATCTTATGATTTCTACAAAACTGACTGGAAATACTTAAATGACGCTTCTACAAGAGGTGGAATGGTTGGACCTTCATCAATCGAAGGTGTTTTAATTCCTGCTGGAACTTCAACAGTATATGATCAAATCTTAGGTACTAACATTAGAAGACCTTTCTTACACGTAAGATATAGAGCTTCTCAAGGTGATGACAGAAGAATGAAATCATGGTTAACTGGTTCTGCTGGTGGTGCTTTTACATCTGATCTAGATGCTATGGAAGTAAACTTCCTATCTGAAAGATGTTTAGTAACACAAGCTGCTAACAACTTTGTATTGTTTAAAGGATTATAATAATCCAAACTGATGATTATCCCCGTCTTCGGGCGGGGTAATTATTATAAACTATTTAATTATATTATATCATGAAAAAAGAAAAAAAAGAAACTTGGGAAATAAAAGATAGAAGATACATTCTTTCTAATGGAATAGAACCATTGACTTTTACTATCCCATCAAAACATACAAGAAAACACGCTCTTTTATATTTTGACGAAGATAAAAAAGAACAAAGAGAAATAAGATATGCTACAAATCAAAATTCTGTATTTGTAGATGAACAAAAAGGTGAAGCTACTTTAGGTCATATTGTGTTTAGAGACGGTGTATTAGCTGTTCCAAAATCTAAACAAAATCTTCAAAAATTATTATCTCTTTATCATCCGTTAAGAAATAAAAGTTATTACGAATTTGATCCTGTTGAGGTTGCTGTAGATGAATTAGATATTTTAAATTTACAGGTTGACGCTTTAAATGCCGCTAGAAATGTTGATATAAACATGGCAGAAGCAATAATGAGAGTTGAAGTAGGTTCAAGAGTAAATGAAATGAGTTCTAAAGAACTTAAAAGAGATTTATTAATATTTGCTAGAAATAATCCCGAATTATTTATAGAACTAGTTAATGATGAAAATGTAGAGTTAAGAAACTTTGCTATTAAAGCTGTTGAAGCCAATATAATAGACTTATCTCAAGATCAAAGATTCTTTACCTGGGCATCAAACGGTAAAAAGCTAATGACTGTTCCATTTGACGAAAATCCATACTCTGCAATGGCTGCATTCTTTAAAACAGATGAAGGTGTAGAAATATTTAAATCTATAGAGAAAAAGTTTAAATAACATGTAATACTAATATAGGGCTCGATTACTCGGGCCTTATGTTAAAATAAAGATATAAAAATGGCAATAAACGTAGATCAAGTCTATAAAACAGTCTTGTTAATTATAAACAAAGAACAAAGAGGCTATTTAACGCCTAACGAGTTTAATAAACTAGCAACACAAGTTCAGTTAGACATAGTTGATGATTATTTTCAAACTATAAATCAACAAATGAGATTGCCACAAAATGATAGCGAATATGGTAATCGCTATAAAAATGTACAAGAAAAACTAGATGCTTTTAAAAGAATAGGCAACTGTACTTATACAGCTCCAACTACAACCTACCCTGGTTACTTTACAACACCAAATTCTTCAGGTGTTGCAACTGGATCTCAGGTTTTTGCCACTGCAAACAACACAACATCATACCCACTAACATCAATAACACAAGCTCAAGTAGAAACTAGTAACGTTCAAGTAACACTAGAAACACCTACAGGCAGTCCAGGTGTAGCATATGCTAATTTTAATATAACTGGCGGCGCTTTTAATTTAACCGCTGGTGCTATTGCAACTGGAAGCACTATAAGAATAATATTGTATCCTCAAGATTTTTATAGATTAGGAACTGTTTTATATAAAGAAGATAAAGCTGTTGAAATGATAGAAAGACATGAACTTGCTTTAATGAATTTATCTCCTATAACTAAACCATCAGATTATTTTCCTGTTTTTGTTTATGAAAACAAACAAATAATAGTTTATCCTCAAACAATAAATTCTAGTATACAAGCTACTTATATAAAAAAACCTGCAGATGTTGTTTGGAACTTTGACTCATCAGCTGGTTATTATGTTTGGGATCCTGCTACTTCTGTAGATTTCGAACTAGATCCTACAGAGCAAAACAATGTTATATTACAAATATTACAATATGCTGGTATAGTTATAAAAGATCCTCTAATTATACAAGCTGCTACAGCTGAAGTTCAAAAAGAAGAACAAAACAAAAGAAATTAATAAGATATGGCAATATTACCACCAAACAATGGATTAATAAGCGAAACAGCTCAACAGTATTATCAAGGAGCGCAGGGTTTTAGAGGTAACAATGCAAACGATCAGAATCAAAAGTTTGTAACTACTTTTGACACCGACTTGTATTTAGGTGACTGGGATTCTAATAACGCAGATTATGCTTTAAATAATTTTAAAGTTTACACAAGTCCAACAGGTTTACCAAATTCTTATGTAGAATGGAATACTAGTATGTCTGTGGAAGCTGACAATAAAACAGTAGTTTTAGCAGCGGCGCCTGGTGCCGATGCTTTTATAGTAGTTCAATTAACTATTTTAACAGGTGGTAAATATGGATTAGATGAATCACAAAAAGCATATGGCGAAGCTACTGAAGATAATTACGGCAGTTATCAATACATAAAATTAAATGATATTATAAATAATTTTCAAGTTGGGTATGTCGGACAAGATAAATTATTACCAAATGCTAAAAGAAGTGATATTATTTTCTTTGCAAAAAGAGCTATGCAGGAGTTCAGTTACGATACATTGAAAAGTATTAAATCATCTGAATTAACAATTCCTTCTAATTTAACACTTGTTTTACCTCAAGATTATGTTAATTACGTTAGATGCTCTTGGATTGATGATTTAGGTGTAAAACATATTATATATCCTGCAGACAACATTACTATAAGTCCATATTATACTCAAGCTCAAGATTCAGAAGGTATACCTACTCAAGATAATTTTGGTAACGATCTTGAAGGAACATCAATTATTCAACATAGATGGCATAAAGCAGATCCTAATTTGTTAGATGGTATTGTTGAAAATGCATTTACAGAAGAAGATTGGTATGGATATGGATATGGTTGGGGAGGTTTTGGCCAATGGGGTTATGGTCAAATGTACGGTTTAGAACCTAGCGCATCTCAAGCTAATGGTTGGTTTAATATAAATGAAAGAGAAAATAAATTATCTTTTTCAAGTAATTTAGTGAATAAGTTAATATCATTTGAATACATATCTGATGGTTTAGCTTATGATTTAGATAGTAGAGTACCTAAACTAGCAGAAGATGCAATGTATGCAACGATATTATATTCTTTAATATCAGGTAGAATTAATCAACCAGAGTATATAGTACAAAGATTAAGAAAAGATAAAATATCTAAATTAAGAAATGCTAAAATAAGACTATCTAACATAAAACTTGGAGAAATAGTTCAAGTGATGAGAAATAAGTCTAAGTGGATAAAAAATTAATACATGGCAGAAGCTAAAAATAGTTTCATTAAGTCTAAAATGAATAAAGACTTAGATGAAAGACTAATTCCAAATAACGAATATAGAGATGCTTTAAACATAGCTATATCTAGATCAGAAAATAGCGATGTTGGTGCTGTTGAGTCTATATTAGGTAATTCAACAACAGGCGTAACACCAGCTAGTGGTCATATTATAATTGGTGTTTACGAAGATGAAGCTAATAATAGATTATATTATTTTAGAACTAATTATTTTGGAACTGATCCCGCGCCTTTAAACGCTTTGTGTAGTATTGGTTATGTTAACATATTAACAAATAATAGAACAGAATTAGTAAATGGTAGTTTTTTAAATTTTTCTGGTAATAATGATTTTTTCATGTCTGGAATAAGTTTAATAGAAAACCAATTATTTTTTACAGACAATAGAAATCAACCTAGAAAAATAAATGTAGATAAACCATTAGGTTATTATACTAATGAAGATCAAATATCTGTAGCTAAATTTGCTCCTTATTCTCCACCATCTTTTATAAATATGAGAGCTGGAGCTTCTTATTATGCTAATTTTCAGCAAGTATTAAAACCATCAACAATGTCTGATGCTGCTGATCCTCCAGTAGTAGAAATAGGTATATATAAAATATCTCAAGAAAATTTAGCTGTAAAAAAATATAGAAATGGAGATGCAATACCTGAAGCTCAAAATATAGCAGACTGGACCACAGCTGATCAAAATCAACAAGGCAGATGGTGTTATTATGCTAATTATAATGGTAATGGTGTAACATATGGTTTATTATACAACAAATGGGCTGTTATAGATCCTAGAGGTTTAGCTCCTGTTGGTCATAGAATACCCACTTTAGCTGAATGGAATGGTATTATAGGTACAGCTGGATCTTCGGCTAGTATTTATAAAAGTCAATTTTTATGGGCTTCTGGAGCTGGTGATGATCAACTCGGTACAGATGTTTTACCAGCTGGTTATAGAAACAGTACAACAAGTCCTGATCCTCAAGGTTTTTTAAATTTAACAACAGAAACTAGATTTTGGACATCAGATGCTTATGATTCTTCAAATCCTAATGCAAATGCTTTTGTTAAATTCAATACTACAAATGCCATATCTACGACAGGTACTAGCGCTACAGTTGATGGTTACTCTGTAAGAGTTTTAAGAAACACTAATTACACTGGTTGGAATGGAGATCCTGATTATTTATCAGAAAGATTTGTTAGATTTTCTTATAGATTTAAATTTGATGATAACGAATATTCAACTATAGCTCCATTTAGTCAAGATGTATTTATACCTTACCAAGAAGGTGAGTTTGTTAATGATGATGAAAATCAAGCTTTTATAACTAGTGTTGTAGAGTTTATGCAGAACTCTATAAACAACGCTGTTTTAAATATTGAGTTACCATGTATTGATATAATAAATAAGTATAAGGTAAAAGCTATAGACATAATATACAAGCAGTCAGATACTCAAGCATATCAAGTTATTGAAACAGTAAAAGTAGATTCTAGTTTTATAAACTCATTAAATAATACTAACATTTATCAATACTCTTATCAATCAACTATACCTATAACAACTTTACCAGCAATACAAACGACTAGAGTATTTGACAAAGTTCCTGTTAAAGCTTTAGCTCAAGAAACAAGCGGCAATAGAATAATGTATGCTAATTACCTAGAAGGTCATAGTGCTCCAAATGGATTAGATTACTATGTAGGTGTTGCTGATAAAAGCGCTCAGCAGTTTATAGAATATCCTCAGCATTCAGTAAAACAAAATAGAAATTATCAAGTCGGTATTGTTTTGTCTGACAAATATGGTAGGCAAACTGATGTTGTATTATCTAATTATGATGGTGTTTTAGATTCAAATGGTGATCCTCAACCTGGTTCTAATTTTTATCACGATTACAAACCAATAAGTTTTAGCAATTCACTTCAACCTTGGACGGGTGATACTCTTACTTTAAATTACTTACAACAAATACCAGAAGGTGATATAGGTATATCTGGTTATCCAGGAGCATATGCTCAAGGTAATTACTATGAAGTAGACACAGAAACTGCAAGTGCACCAAGTGCATTATATGCTTATTTTAGAAGTTTAGGTACAGAGTGTATAATAGCAACTGCTAATCAAACAGTTTTTTCAACAACTATATTGTATGCAGATGCTAATTCAAATGATAATACTTTTAGAGTTTTAGTTGATAGCGGTAATGGTTGGATACTACAAGATAGTACTTCATATACTATAGCTAATTCAAATAATTATGTACAAGTAACTTTTTCAACAGGGATACCGGTTGGTGATGTTGTAAAGTTTGAAGTCTTATATACATCTGAAAACCTATACAAATATGATACAGGTGCTTCATCTAGTACAAACAGACCTTTATTTCCTGATTTTCCTTCTACATACGCTGATTATTATGCTGTAGGAAAGAAGTTGAAAGGATTATATATAGATTATACAGAAATCACAAGTGTAACAGCTATTAGTGATTCTAATGGAGTTAGGGGTGTTGAATTTTTTACAAAAGAAGAAGTTGCAACAAATTATTTATTTGATAACACACCAGGAACAAGACCAGAACCTAGTAAATTAGGTCAAATAAATACTTACGCAACTTACGATATAAATGTTTTAGGTTTTTATATTTATAAATCTGTGGTAAAACAACAACAACAAGATTATTACAATGTTTATTTACCCGGGATTATAAATGGTTATCCTATAAAAGGCGAAACAAAAGAACAAAATGAAGTAGGATTTATATCTTTAGTTAATGATAATATAAATAAAGTACCTCGAAATTTACAAGATGTTGGGCCTCAGCAAAATCAATTTACAAGTGATGTTGCTATGTGGCCAAGAGTTACTAATATAAATGAAGTAGCTTCTACTACAGTCACTTATTCTACTTTTAATAAACAAATAGATCCAGAAGCGTCTTCTGATCAAGTTGATTTAGTAGGTGGTATACAAGATTTATTCCCAGGTTTACAACCAGTAAATCCTCCAACAATTGCTGTTGGAGAAATAAACTTTTATTCAATATATAGTTATGAAACAAAACCGTTTATAGCTAAAATATCAACTCAAAAAGCTGTAGGTTTAAAAGAAGGTCAATATACAATACCTACACAAGGTAGTGGTAATTTTCCTTATTCACCTGACTTAGGTCTAGCTGTTTACGAAACAGCACCTTATGTTTCACCGTTAGAGTTATTCTATGAATCTTCAACATCTAGCTTAATATCTGAATTAAATCTAGATATAGAAAATGAAAACACAAATATAACAGGTTTAAGTAATTTTAGTTATGGATTTTTTGAATCAATGGCTTCAGGTGTTGCAATAACTACAGACTTTTTCCCAACTGCTGGTGGTCAGAATTTAACAAATACTACTTTAGCAGGCTTCACATGCTTTAGTTATTTTTCAAGTGGTCCTAATATAGGTCAATTAGATTCAAGTACATCTCAAGCAAATAGATTTACAGTTGAAACAGGTGCTCAAACTGGAAGTTACGTTATAAAAACAAATGATAGATTTTACGCAGGAGCAACGTTTGAATCAGATAGTGTCGCTACTAGAGGTAAATTTTTATTTACATTTACATTTGTTCAAATAGATGGTACTCAAGTTGATCAATCAACAATAATTCAGTTAGAAAATACAACTCCAATATGCACGCCAGCCGTTGTTTATCCTACGGTTACATCATCAGCTGGAGGTATAGTTACAAATAACCCTGGAGCAAATCAATCAATGGCAGGTGAAAACGGTTCAGCAAGAGCAAACAGTTTAAATGATAGTTCGCCAACAAAAATAACTTTTTCTTCTTCAAATTTTACATCTGGTTGGACAATAGACAGTGCGGTAAAAACTAATTCTGGTACTGGTGTTACTCAAACAATAACAGAAACATCAACACCTTTAAATTTATCTCAAGTTTTTAACACGTATCAAAATAGTAGTAATTTTCCAACTTATCAAGATGGTCAAGCTACTAGTGCTAGTGGTGATCAAGTTTTTTTCTCACTCACTGCTAAACCAAACGCAAATGGACAATTCCCTGGCTGGGCAAATGAACCAGGTAATCAGTATGAAATATATATGAATTTAACTGATACTTTAGGAGCTCAAAGTACTCAACAACCAAATGGAACAAGTGCTAAAATAGAATACTATGTAGGAGCTTACCAAGGAACAGGTGTTATAATAAACATGTATAATAATTCTGGTGCTGGTGGAAGTTCTAACGGAGTTTCGCAATTTTCTGGTGCTGCTCAAGATCAATATTATCAAATTCAAAACTGGACACCAAATACAGTGTATTTATATATAAAAGCAGAAATAACAAGTTCTACTCAAAGTTCTTCTTCACAACATAGAACAATTGCGGGAGGACGTTTTGGAGATAATACAACAGGTGGTACTGACGCACAAGGAAATACATATACGTTTATACCAAATGCCACGGCAAATAGTAATTTCTCAAATCCACCTTCTTCTCCTCAAGCTGGAATGGCGACAGCTCCAGTAACTTTTGCTGTATTACAACCTTTTACAGCTGCTTCAGGTGGTCTAACTACAAGTGAATTTAATACTGCTAAGCAAAATGGATTAAGACCAGGAATGAAAAACACAAACACGCCTAACTATGGTAGTTATGATTATTCAGGTTGCGCTTTAGTTAACTTGCAATTTCAACAAACTCCAGGAAACGCAACAACTGTTGGTACATTTAGCGTAACTTATTCTACAACTCAAAACGCACCTTTAGGAACAACTTTAGGTATAACAAACCCAAATAATACAACACCTTTTTATGCTGATTCAAATGGTAGTGTTCCAGGCTATCCTACTGATTTTGGATCACAATTTGTTGGACCAGCATAGTAATAAATTAAAAAAATAAGTAATTATAATATAACATGGCTATAACACCAGTAAAATACTATAACACCTTTGTTTTAAAAAAAATAGTACAAGGAGATGTAAACACTGCTTATAACTGGTTTATTGAAGAATCTAGAATAAAAGGCGGGTATAATAATGTTCAAACAGGTCTAGCACCAAGAGCTTTTTTAAGAGCAGAGCAAAATTTACAAGAATCTTTAGGAAATTCTATTATATACTCTGGAATACTTAACTCTAGAACTGGTATAAATCAAACTAATCAGTTTCCTTCTGGTGAAGACATAACTAGAACAGTTGATCCAACTAAAGGCTCTATACAAAAACTTTACGCTGAAGATACTAATTTAATTATATTTCAAGAAAACAAAGTTAATAGAGCTCTTATTGATAAAGACGCTATATATACTCAAGAAGGACAACCTGTTCAAACAGCATCTAATGTTGTTATTGGCGCTATAACACCTTATGCTGGTGAGTTTGGTATAAGCACAAATCCAGAAAGTTTTGCTGTTTATGGTTATAGAAAATACTTTACAGACGCGTCACAGGGAGCTGTTTTAAGGCTTTCTATGGACGGTATTACAGAAATATCAGCTTATGGTATGTATGATTATTTTAGAGATAGATTTTCAACTCTAAACAATGGTAGAGTAGTTGGCGGATGGGATATTCACAACAAATGTTATGTTGTTTCTATACAATCTAAAGCTAGTGGTATAGATGTAGAAACATTAAGTTTTGACGAACAAGTTCAAGGTTGGTCAAGTAGATATAGTTATGCTCCAAACAATATGGCTAGTGTTCAAAATAATTTTTATTCTACAAATTCAGGAGGAATATATTTACACTATGCATCAAATGTTAATAGAGCTAATTTTTACGGTACACAATACAACTCAACTGTTACTACTATATTTAACAAACAGCCTTCATTAGTTAAAAACTTTCAAACAATAAATTACGAAGGTGGATCCAACTGGTCAATGACAAGTATATCAACTAACTCAGGAGATTCTGGTCTTCCAATAAATGTTTATGTAATGCCTACTACTTTAAATGATTTAGAAAGTCAATTATTTAAAAACGAATTTAAAAGAAAAGAAGATAAATACTTTGCAAACATAGTTAATTCTACTGCATTTGCTCAAGGTGAGGTTGTTTATGGTGGATCTATTTCTGGTATAAAAGGATATACAGCAGAAGTTTTATTTACCGCAACAAACACTGGAGATTCTGGTAATAATGAATTATTTGCCATATCTACAGAGTACAAAGAATCTTCTTATTAATATATGATAAAATTTAATAAAATAAAATTAAAAGATAAAGAAGAAATAAATAAATGGTGGTTGGCTTGGGGCTTAGAAAAACCTCACGATGATTGTTTATCACCAAATGGTTTTATAATATCAAAAAATAATTTAAATATAGCAGCTGGTTATTTATATTTAACAGATGCTAAAATAGGTTATGTTGATTTTCTTGTATCTAATCCAGAATATAGAGATAAAGACAGAAATAAGCTAATAACAGAATTAATAGATTATTTAGTAAATATAGGACTAAATAAAGATTGTAGATTTATATGGGCTACATCTTCAAACACCAACATAAAAGACAAAGTAAAAAAATTAAATTATAATGTTTTAGACGATAAACATTATGTAATATATAAACATAGATAATAATGGGAGCAGCCTCAGTAATTTCCGCCGGTATCGGTATGATAGGTGCTAATCAAGCTAAAAAAAGAGCTCAAGGTGAATTAAATAATGCCAAGAGAGAAAGAGATAGATTAAACTCTGAATTACAAGCTTTAGAAGATAGTAGACAACCTATTGTAAATCCATATGAAAATGTAACTGATACTTCAGGCAATATAAGTAATACATATGCAAATTTAGGAGTAGCGACGCAAGCAGCTGAATTTCAAGCTGAACAAGCTGAAATATCTTTAGCAAACACGTTAGATACATTAAGAGCTACGGGTGCTTCCGCTGGTGGCGCAACTGCTTTAGCCCAAGCCGCTTTAGCAAGCAAAAAACAAATATCAGCTAGCTTAGAAATGCAAGAAGCTAAAAATCAACAATTGTATGCAAAAGGCGAGCAAGCATATCAACAATTAAAAATGCAAGAAGCTCAAAGACTTCAAAGCGCAGAAGTAATGGGTAAACAATTTGTCTTTGGAGCTCAAGAAACTAGAGAAAATCAAAAACTAAATAGAGTATCTAGACAACTTGACAATGCAGAAGGTGATCTTAGAGCAGCTAGATCCGCTGTTGGTGCTGCTGAGGGTAACATGTATAGTTCTGCACAAAATTTAGTTGGTAGTATTGGTAGTGTAATAGCAAGCGGAAACAATAACTAAAATGAAAAACATGGGAGCATATGAAAATCCATCTCGCATAACACCTGTTGATACTGGTGCTATGAGCTTTGTTAAAGCTTTGCAACAAGGACAAATGAGCCAACAAAAGGCTTTAGAAGAACAAGAGAGAATAAAACAACAAAAAGATCTAGAGCAAAAAAGAATACTAGAGAGAATGCAAAGAGTTCAAGGAGACGCCGATGTGTGGAATCTTGAGCAAATGAATAAATTAGCTACATCACCAAAAACAAATGCTATTCAAGATGAATTAATGAAAACATTAAACGGAAGAATAGATATTGCTACTCAAGCTCAAATATACTTAAAAACACAATATGGTGATAATGAAAAAAGAAACTCAGCCAAAAAAGCAATACAAGATTATTACGATTTGTTAAATCTAACACAAAGAACCACGCAGAACTTAGTTTCTACAGGTGAATATTGGAGAGAAAACGCGGCTAAAATAGGTAAAGAGGTTACTATAATAGGAGACACAGAAGACGAAATAGCTGGCAATCAGTTTTTAGTTAATGCTTTAGCTGGTATATATTCACAGGCTGATTTTGAAATGGTTTATGATGAAGAAAAAAATGATATACTTATTAAAGTTTCTGGTTATGAACCTAAAAGAATGCAAGATGGTAAGTTAACTCAAGGTGAATATAGAGAAAAATATTTAAGCGCTAGAGCGTGGGATCAAAATGTTACAGAAGGTCAAACATTTTCTTTCGTATCAACAGTTCCTCAACTTGTTAGTGAAAGTTTAGAGCGAATGAAACCAGCGGACCGAACAAAAGACAACAACGGACTAGGTATTGTTGGTGCAAATGGTCAATTTCAAGATAAATATTGGAGTGATCCTGTTATATTTAGAGACAAAGTAAAAGTGGAAGGTAGCAGTAGATCTAGAAATACCGAAGAAGTTAGACAATACTTAAATATGGATTTAATTAGACAAGATATGGAATCTATTTTGTCTTCTAAAATTGCTGGTGTAACATCAAATGTGCAGCAAGCTGCAAATGGTTGGAACGTTGATTTAAGAAAACTTGATGAAGGTATTGAAAATGAATACCAAAGATTACAACCAACAGATGAAGAATATAAAACAGCTTTATTTGATGCTATAATGAAAGCTAGAACATCTGGCTTGGTTCAAGATTCTCAAGGTAGATGGTACAAAGCAGGTAATAAAACAGTTATTCAACCAAAAGTTAAAACACCAAAAGATCCTAATATAGGTTATCGAGCTAATTATTTTAATAATATAGTAGTTGGAGGTGATGATAATCAAGCTATAGTTTTAGATAATATGTTTAAGATAGAAGGACCAAAAGGTAGATATATGAGTAGAGATAACATATATGAAAGATGGTTACAAAATCCTAATAATCCAAAAATATCAAACTCTAAGACAAATGAAGAGTTTTATAAAGATAAAGATAAAGATCCTAGAGCTGTATTTAATGAGTTAGCTCCAAAAGATGGTTTATATAAAATAATAAACGGAAAACCTGTTTATGCTGGTGATTATAATTTTGATAGCGCTGTAGGTAGATTAGAATTTGCTTTAGATAATACTACATCATCTGAAAGAAAAGCAATTGAAAATGAAACTAACTTAATGCTTAGAGCTGTTAAAATAGATTGGATTAGAGCAAATCCTAAAAATACAGGCGAAACTGACGATGACTATATTAAGAGAATGAATAAGGCTTTGAAAATAAAATAAAATAAATGGAAATATATATATTACCAAACGGCGAAGAAGTTGATTTGACTAACATGCCAGAAGAACAAAGAATAATTTTCTTATCTGAAAACCCGGATGCAAAATTAAAAAAAGTGGAGGGTGTTGCAGCAGGTGCAGATGCGATGCCTTCAAACAACCTGTTCGCACCGAATCAAGATGGGGATTTAACTTCGGAAAATTTTTCTTCGGTATCTCTAGATAATTTTGAATATTTTAATCCACAAGGAAATGATGAGTTGTCTCAAAAAATAGGTGGAGCTATAAGTAAAACTAATCCTGAAGATTTATTAGAAGTTAATGAGTTTGGTACTTTTGAAGACCAAAACGTTCAAAGAGCTTTAGACTATGGTTTTATTTCTGAAGATGATTTAATAAAAGCTGGTTATAAGCAAGATCCTCTTGGTATATCTACATTGATTATGCCTAGTGATTATGAAAGAAAACAAGCTAGAAGTAAGATAGGTACATTTCAAACAAAAAGCCCTAATGAAATACAAGCTTATATAGATATACAAAATTTAAATAAACCATATATATACGAAGACAAAAGTCCTAATGACGGATTTGTAGACGATGTATATGGTGATATTTATTTAGAAAACATGAATCAGGTGGATTTTGCTGGTTACATGAAAGAAAAAGGCTATGATGAAGATTTAAAAAGATTTTTAGAATTAGATTTAAATAAAAAATCATATGGTAATAATTATGACCCTGAATTAGCTTATGAAAGAAAAAAATTACAATATCTAAACATGTATATAAATGATCAACTGCAGAGAGATATTAAGCAGCAGCAGTTGATGTATGAGCTAGAAACAGGTGTTGATCCAAAAGTAACAAATAAAAAGTTTAATTTATCTCCTGAAAATATAAATATATATCAATACGAAAATTATTTAAGAGAAGAATTTCCTCTTATATCTGCTAAAATGCAAGAGGTTGATGAGAGAGAACAACTTCAGTATAAACAATTATTAGATACAAATGGAAATATTGGCACGGGTAAATTTATATTAAATGTGTTAGGTAATGGTTGGAATGGCTTTAGCAAAAGTGTAAGTGAATTAAGCGCTTCTGCTTATGGTTTATTACCTGGTGATTATTTTGAAGGAGTATCAGAATCTATAAGAGAAGAAATAGCTTTAGAAGCTATGGGCTTTGATTTTGGTTTGACATATAATACTGGTCCTGGTAGATATGTCTCTGGTATTGGAAAGTCTATAATTGATCAAGAAACAGGTACTAAATACTTGGTAACAGGAGATGGTAGAATATTAGACGTAGATAGAAAAATAGATGCAACAAATTTTTTATCAATAGAAAAAGGTGATGAAATAAGAGAAAAAGCAAGAAAACAAGGCGTAAAAGATAACTCGTTTAGTACGCTTGGTGCTTTTGATGCTGGATCTCAAGTTATAGGTGATTTAATTGTTCAAATAGCACTTTCAAGAGGAATGGGTAATGGTATTAGAGCCGTTGGAGGATTTACAAAAGGTTTAGGTGTTCTAGGTAAAACAAGAAAATTTTTAAAATCTATTCCTATTAAGAGAACAATGTCTGATGCTATAATAGGTCAAGCAACTATAGGTTTCTCTAGAGGATATGAAAACACATTAGCTGAAGCTAGAAAAGCTGGATTAAATGATCAAGAAGCTAAAGAATTAGCTGCTATAGGATCTATACAAACAGGTATATTGTATGCGATAACAGCACCAATATCACCTCAAACAAGAGCAACAGATGCTATATTTGGAAAATTAACAACTAAAAACTTTGTTTCTAACGCCATACAAGAATATACTAAAAAAGGTAAAAAAGGCTTTATAGATTATTTTAGAAGTGGAAAACTTGGAACGCTTATTAATTTAGGTGGCGAAGGTTTTAAAGAAATGTTTCAAGAAAACGTGCAACAAATAGGTGAAACTTTTGCTGTTAATAAAAATGTAAATGATAGAGCTGGTAGAAAAATATTAAAAGACACAATGAGTCTTCAAGACTTTATTGACACTAGTGTTTTATCTTTCTTTGCTGGAGCTGTGTTACCTGGCGCCGGTGTTACTGTTGATTTAGCAAAACAAACAGCTAGACAACTTCTTGGAATGAGTGCTATAGATAGATTTAATGCGTTAAGTTTTTTAGCTTATAAAAAAGATTCAGTTAAAGATTTGTTAGCAACTCAAGTTTCACAAAATATTTACACTCAACAAGAGGCTGATCAATTATTAGAAGAAATAAATGCTTTTGATAATAATATAAATAGAATGCCTCAAGATTTATCTGCTGAAGCTGCAACTCAAATACTAGGAGATGTAAATGAAGTAGCTAAACTAAGACAACAAAGAAAAACAGAAGATCCTTCTTTTCACTCAGAAACAGATGCTAGAATAGCAGCATTAGATGAAAAAATAAAAACAGCTTATTATAATGACATAACAAAAAGAAAGTCAGGTATAATAAAAAAAGCTATAAAAAGTGGTAAAATAGAAAACGTCTCTTGGAATGAATTTAATTCTACAAATGAAGTTGTAGATTTTTTAGTAAATGAATTAGGCTATACAAAAGCAAAAGCTATATCTACAGCTGGTAAATATGGAACAACAATACAAAGAGGTGATCAGCAGTATATAGTAATAAATAACGAAAAAGCAGCTAAAGATGGTAAAGTTACAGTAAAGGAACATGAGTTTTTACATGCTGTAATGTATGAAACAATAAGAAATAATCCACAAGCACAAGTTCTTTTAGGAAAATCTTTATTAGCAGAAGTAATGAAGATACAAGACAAACTGGATAACAACGAGTCTCTTGAAAAAGCTTTACCAGATGAATTTTTATCTGATTTTACTAGCTATATAAATTTTTATAATAATGTTATAAAAGGCTTTGATGCTGATTTAAAAGCTGGTACTATAACTAAACAAGAATATGATAGAAAGGTAGCTGAAGCTGTTGGTAATCAATGGGAAGAAGTTTTAACTCTTTACTCAGACGCTATCACAGTAGGCGCTGTAACATATGAAACAGATACTTTTACTAAAATAGCAGACACAATAAGACAAGTTTTGCAGTTTTTAGGATTAAAAGATATAAAATTTAACTCAGCAAAAGATGTTTATAATTTTATAAAAGACTATAACTCTAGTATAAATGCTAGAATATTAACAGCAGATAGAAACAAAGCTTTATCCAAAGTAGCTAAACAAGGAGCAGAAGTAGATACTAAAGCTCTTGAAACTGAATCACAAAAATTTGTAGATAAAAACAAAAAACAAGCGCCTAAACAACCTGTTGTTGATAGAGAACCAACACCTGATGAAATAAAAGAAATAGAAGATAATTATACTTTTGACGAAAAGTTTGCTTTAAAAACTAAAAGACCTATATCTAGTGAAGAGTTTAAAGCTAAAGTAAATTCTTTTTATAATAAAAATTTATGGGGTAAATCTACGGGTGTAGATTCTGTTCTTTATGATATTCTAAATGAATATGAAAAACCTATATTAGACAAGGCTAGTGTATTATATAGTAATTTACCTGATTATAGCGCAGAAGACATGTTAGCTGAAACAGCTATTGCTTTAATACCTCACATTAGAAACTTTAATAAAGAATTTTTACAATTAAGAGAAAACAAAAGAAAAGAGTTAAAAGAAAAAGGTTTGTCTTCTTCTGAAATTAATAATGCGTTAAATAAGCTTGACGAAAAAGGATATAAAAATTCTAAAGGTGAAATTGTATTAGAAAACAATAATCTTAACGGCTGGATAAATAGCCAGTTAAGAAATAAAATGAAAACTGCACTTAGAACTGGTAACGTTACTAGTCAAAAATTTACAGATGAAATAGATGAGAGATCTACATCTATAGAAACAACTAGTCAAAGTGAAATACAAGAACAAAAAGAAGAGTTTGAAAAAAATCAAGATGAATTAATAACATTATTAACTGATCCTGTTTTTGGTTTTTCAAATAAAGATGGTCAACCTATATTGATAGAAGGAGTACCAGTTGGAGGTGATTTTGCTTTAAGTGCAAACGACCCATCTATTGCTGTTAATAAAAAGCTTAAAATAGTAACTGATCCTGCAATAAGAAAACAATTAGAACAAGAAAAAAGAGATCTTGAAAGAGGCTTAGAATTAGAAAGTAAAAAGTATTTAACAGACGAAGAAGTTAAAGAACTTAAAAAGCTAAAGTCATTTAAAACTTATAGTGTAGCCTCCGGTGGAATGATAAAAACATATAAAGCTTATTCTCAAGAGATAAACCCAGCAGCTATAATAGCGGCAGAGGTTAGAAGAGAAATATTATCATCACCAAATATAGAAACTTTAGATTTTAGAAATTTTAAAAAGAAATTATCTATTCTTTCACAAACTCTTTCAAGAAGAATGACTTTTCAAAATAGCAAAGATTTAGATTCTTTTATGTTTAATAATTGGAAATTAATATGGGACGTTATTAACAACCCTATAGATCCAGTTACAGGTGAATCAACTTATGCAATTAAAAAAATACCACCAAGATTAAAAAACACAAATGATCAAGGTCAACCCATTAAAACTAAAGATATAAACGTAGCTACTTTCTTACAAAGTTACTTTGGTATAGATGAAGCGACTAGGATAATCAGAACGTATAGTAAAAATCCAAATGTTTTAATAAAAAAGTTTTTACCTGTAGAATTAGGTAGAACTGGTAATAAATTATGGGCAACTGCTTACTTTGACAGAAGAACAGCTTTAATGGAGTTATTTGGTGATGTTGTTGTTCTACAAGAAGGTAGAAATTCATTGAGAAACGATGCTTTTTTAAATGAAATATCTAATAAAAATCCTAATTTATATAATGATTTAAAAAATATAAATACTAGAAATAAAGTAATAAATAATTTTGCTACAGGTAAGTCTGATAAAATTAAATTTAGCATGAGTAATGGAACTAAAAACAATGCTAAATTAAACTCTTATTTAAGATATACAAATAATACGGCAGATCAATTTTTTACAGCTAGAATAATGGATCAAGCCTCTAGAGAGGTTATAAAATATAAGAAAAGAACAAATAAATTTAATGTACCTGACTTAGGTAAAATGAATGATAAAGCTATTTCTTATTATTTAATAGATAAAATATCTCAGGGTTACAATGATTTTAATTTTAAAAACGAAAACAATAGAAAAGGTAAAATAACTAAAAACGTTTTAGACGTTTCAGATGTTAAATTTTCTATGCAAAATGAAAGAAAGCAATATAGTAATAATTTAAATACTGCTTTTAATGAGATAATAGAAGAAAACACAGGTGTCGCAGTTGAAGAAAGTTTTTCTAAAGCTAGAGCAGAGCAAATGGCTAAAAGTATTTCTAATCAGGGAATTTATTTACCACCAGGTGATGCTGACTTTTTAGGATTAATGTATATTGTGGCTTCAGCCAGTGGTACAAAAGGTCAAAAACAAATAGATTGGGTTACTGAAAACTTAATTAAACCTTACTCAGAGGGTAGTTTAGATTTAATTAACGCTAGAAACTCAGCACATAGAGATTGGAAAAATTTATTTGATAAACCAACTAAAAAACTATTAAGAGAAGATTCTAGCTATTCTGGCTTTAGCAATGATCAAGCTATAAGAGTTTATTTGTGGAAAAAAGCAGGTTATCAAATACCTGATTTAGAAAATAAAGATATTTTTAATTTATCTGAAGTTGTAAGAACAAATCCTAAGCTTAAAAAGATAGCAAATCAAATATCTCTTTTATCAAAACAACCTAATGGATATATAGAGCCACCACAACAATGGATAGATGGTAGTGTATTAGGTGATGTTCAGTCAATACTAACGAAATTAAATAGAGCTAAATATCTTCAAAAATGGAAACAAAACAAAGATATTATATTTAATAAAGAAACAATGACTAAGCTTGAAGCTGTTTATGGTACACCTTTTGTTGATGCTTTAACGGACATACTTCATAGAATGGAGACAGGTACTAACAAACCTAAAGGAATGAGTAAAGCTACTAGAGGCTGGGTTGATTGGTTAAATGGTTCTGTTGGTGTTACTATGTTCTTTAACATGAGATCTGCTTTGCTTCAAACAATATCAGCTACAAACTTTATTAATATGACATTTAATAATCCTTTAGCCGCTGGTAAAGCTATATTAAATGTTCCACAAATGGCTAAAGATTTTAACACTCTTTGGAATTCTCCTTATTTAAAAGATAGAAGATCTGGTTTGTTAAGTGATTTACAAGAATCTGAAATAGTAGATGTCTTAAATAATCCTAATAATAAAACATGGGCACAAAAAACAAAAGGTTTAATATTTTGGGCTCTTAAAAAAGGTTTTATACCAACTAGAGCTGCAGATAGTTTAGCTATAACATTAGGTGGTGTTACATTTTATAGAAATAGAATAAATGATTTAGTTAGTAAAGGAGTAGATTTACCAGATGCAGAAAAACAAGCGATGAGAGAGTTTTACGAAACAGCTGAAGTTAGTCAACAGTCTGCGGATCCTGCTAGAATATCTAAAAATCAAGCATCAGTAGAAGGTAGATTATTTTTGTCTTTTCAAAATACTCCTCTTCAATATTCTAGAATTATAAAAAGATCTGCAATTGACATAGCTAAAAGAAGAGGTAGTTTTGCTGGTAATGTTTCTAAAATAGTTTATTATGCTGCTGTTCAAAACTTCATATTTAATTTTTTACAAAACGCATTATTTAGAATGTGGGACGATGATGATGATCAACAAGTAGATTATACGCAGAGTAAAACTAGAGCCGCAAACGGTATGTTAGATACATTAATAAGAGGAGCTGGTTTATATGGTGCTTATATTGCCGCTATAAAAAATGTAGGTTTAAAAGCTTATGAACTAAGCCAAGATCCTAGAAAAGGTAGAGGTAAAGAATATCAAGTAGTTTTAGAAGCTTTAAATGTTTCACCTTCAATAGGTATTAAAGCTAGAAAAATAGCAAAAGCTTGGCAATCTTATAGTTATAATTCAGAATATTTTGATTATTACGGTTGGAATCCTTTTAAAAATAAATATGCGCTTGAAGCTTTAACTACTATGACTTCTGCTACTTTAAATATACCTCTTGATAGGTTGATGATAAAAGCAGAGAATGCAATGTCTGTTTTAGATAGTCAATATGAAACTTGGCAAAGAATGGCGTTTTTCTTTGGCTTTAGTAAATGGAATTTAGACTTAGACGAAGATCAAAACCAAAACAATAACACTCCTAACAATCCTTTTGGTATTGATTTTGGAGGTGAAATAGAAGATATAGATCTAGATGTAGATTTAGATTTGGATATAAATTTATAAAAAAAAATGACAAAAATACCACAAATAGGCGAAGATACTAAATTTACATTAGATGTTAAAACAATAGGTATAATTATAAGTTTTGTTGTAGGATTATCTACAACTTATTTCACTTTAAAATCTGATATAGCTTTAGCTATGGAAGAACCAAAGCCAGAAATAACTTCATTAGAATTTAAATACAAAGACGAATTGATTAGATCGAACGTGGAAAAAGTTATTGAACAAGTTGATAACATTGAAAAAGACGTTGAGGAAATAAAACAAATGATAGATAAGTTAGATCAGCGTCTTTATGAAATACAAAGAAGATGAGATTAATTATTGCATTACTATTTAGCACTTTTGCATTTGGACAAAACTATAAAGACGATATTAGTATTGTTCAATACAGCGCAAAATTTTTATTAGAAAAAGAAATATCATTAAAAAAATTAAAAAGCTTTAACACTCATACATTTTATATGAGTGAACATAAAGAATATTTTACTAAAGAAAATATAGAATATTTGCCAACTATTTGCGTATATAATAATGGCGAAGAAGTTTTAAGAATACACGGTGGTATGTCTTTAAAATTACCAGATGATACATTAAAAAAAGTTATTAACAAAGTAGATGAACTACAATCAAACAAGTTTTAAATGAAAAAATTATTGTTATTATTTTTACTGATTAGTTTTACTAGTCAAGCTCAATTTAAAAAAATATTTAAATATAGTACTGTTTATGCTAGCTATGATCAAAACAACTCTATACAACCAATGCAATCATTTGCTGTTAGTGCTAGCAATGATTTAATAGAAACAACACCTAACACACCCGCTGATCAAACGTTAACAATTGGTATTAGAAAATTAGCTTTTTTTGACTATGAAAACAGAGATCAGTTTTACAACGGAAGTGAAACTAATATAGGTAAATCTGCTAATATAGGTAACGCTAAAGGTTTAGAGTATTTATTTGAATATTCAAAAGGTAGACAGCAAAGATCTGAGTTTGAAAACAGTCAAATGTTTGTTAGATACTTAGCTAATTACTGGGTTGCTAAAGTAGAAAGAACAAAAAATGAATTAGTTGATTTAGATTACAAGTTAGCAGATCTTAGATTAAGATTACCTATTGGTAAAAAAATAAGTTTAAGTATTGGTGCTGCATATAGAACATATGAAAAAGCTTATGGTGTAAATCCTATAGAATCATATCTTGAAGATAACTATTGGTGGAATTTAAGTAGAGATTACTATGGACATAATGATGTACCTTACTCTTGGGAAAACTTTTCTACAGGTGAAACAGGTATAGATTATTTTTGGTATGATCAAAATGGAGTTTTAATTTCTAACTCTGATTTAGATTATAGAGAAAATATATTCGGTGATCTTGTTAATCAATATAACTCAGAGCAATTAGAATTAGTGTCTGGTGGTTATGCTAATTTATCCGGTGTAATCGGTTTAGATTTTTATCATTATAGAAAAAGTCATTGGATACACGCTTATGGTAATATACTTCCTATACATAAAACTTATGCAGATGAAGGTAAAGAACATTGTTCATATGAGGCTTTTATAGGTAATAATAAATGGATTGATTATTCTTTTGGTGGACAATTTGGAATAAACATAAACAAAAAGTTTGGTTTGTTTAGCGAAATAGCTATACAAAAATATTGGGATAGAAAAATAAAAGTAATTAAAGCTGGCATTAACTTTAAATTATAATTATGCAAAAGATAAGTGATCATATAACGTATGCTGAAGCTATACACTCAAATACAGCTAAGCGTAAAGGAATAGATAATACACCTAGCCCAGTTCACGTAGAAACCATGGGTTTAACAGCGTCTAAAATATTTGAACCACTTAGAGAATGGGTTGGAGGACCAATAAAAGTAAATTCATTTTTTAGATCAGCAGAACTAAATACTGCAATAGGAGGATCAAAAACATCTCAGCACTGTAAAGGCCAAGCAATAGACTTAGACGACGTCTATGGACATAAAACCAATGCAGAAATGTATCATTGGATAAAAGAAAACTTAAATTTTGATCAATTAATATGGGAGTTTGGCACAGACACAAATCCAAATTGGATACATGTATCTTATGTTAATGATGAAGATAATAGAAATAGATGCTTAAAAGCATATAAAGAAAACGGTAGAACTAAATATAAAGTAATATAAATAAAAAATAAAAATTATGGGAAAATTATTTGTAAAATGGGGATTAGCAATACAGGCATTTTGGTGTAAGTGCTGCTGTAAATGGAATTGGTTTTTATCAAAACTAGTTATAAATGTAGCAGACTGTCCAGTAGCGAAGTGTATGTGTAAAAAATAAGGATCAAAAAAAAATGGGCGTACCATACCCAAAGATCCTGTAACCAAGAAAGGAGATCGTTTGATCTCCTTTTTTGATTTAAATAAACTAACTAACCATCACACGCAAGACAATCTTCACTCATCGCTTGCTGCGCAATATCTCCACGTAAAACACTTTCTGTTCTAGTATAATACAAAGTTTTAATACCATTTTTCCAAGCTTGCATATGTACTTGATTAATCCATTTAGGCGTAGCAACGCTAGGAAAAGCTAGATTTAAACTAACAGATTGATCTATATATTGCTGACGTATACCAGCTTGATTAACTAATTCTAATTGATTAATCTCTTTAAAAGTTTTAAATACCTCTTTTGCTGGTATGTCATGCGCCATGATAACATCATCAAGCTCAGAAAGATTTTGAACACTACCACCGTCAGCAAGTATTTTATCCCATGTTTCATTATTATTTATTTTAAGTTTTCTTAATAATTTTACTAGCGTAGGGTTTTTACGTATAAAAGTTCCTTTAGCAGATTGTTCAGTAAATACATTTGCAGCCCATGGTTCTATTCCTGGTGAAACATTGCCACTAAGCTTTGAATTACTAACAGTGGGAGCAATAGCACGCAAATGAGTATTACGATAACCAGTACCAGCACACCACAAAGGTTCGCCATAAGTTTCAGCAAGAACTCTAGAAGCTCTTTCGCTTTCAATTTTAATTTGCGAAAATATTTTCCTAGTTTCAAACTGAGCAAGGAGACCTTCAAAAGGTAAGCCGTTTTCTTGGAGATAGGTGTGCCATCCAAGTACACCCAACCCAAGTGCTCGTCCTTTTGTAGCGGAGCGAACGGCATTTTCAAAACCTCTAAGTCCTTTGGCTCTTTGAATAAATTCCTCCATAACGCCATCAAGAAACCAAGTGGCGTCGTATATAAGATTTGTACCTTTCCATTCTTCATATTTAGCTAAATTTAATGATGATAAACAACAAACAAAACTATGATTTTCATCAGTATGCAGTGTTATTTCTGAGCAAATATTTGTCATATGAACTTTTAGTCCATTATCTTTATAAGCTCTAGGGTTATTTTTATTTGTATTTCCTTTAAATAATATATACGGTTCACCGGTTGCTTTACGCTTTTGTAATAACTTACCCCATTTTTTTCTAGCCTGTTTATCTCCTTGTTCTATTTTTCTCATAAACTTATCACCTATTACAACGCATTGGTGTAAGTTAAGAGATTGTCTATTAACATCTCCTTTTGGTTCTCTAATTTCTAACCACTCTTCGAAGTCGCTATGCTCAATATTAATATTAACTGATGCAGCTCCTCTTCTAACAGATCCTTGATTAGTTGCGAGTATTGTTGAATCATATATTTTACAAAACGGTACAACTCCGTCGCTTGTTCCATTACCAGTAATTTTAGCGCCTGAAGGTCTAATCATATTAATACCAATGCCAACACCACCACCGTGTTTAGCTAATAACATCATTTCTAAATTTTTATGACCTATATCTTGAATACTATCTGCTACATCAATACCAAAACAGCTAATAGGAAGACCGCGATCAGTACCAGTGTTACTAAGAACAGGAGACGCCAAACAAAGCCATCCGTTCCATATATATTCAAAGAATTTTTCTGCCATTTCTGGCTTGTATAACCTTCTCGCAACCGTTTTTGATACTCTTTCATATGCTTGCTTAGGAGATTCTCCAGCAAGTAAATATCCTCCTGAGATTGTTTTTTTATAGACTTCTGTATCTCCCCATTTTGGGTAGTCTTCGCCTTTTTTCCATTCATTATTCCACATATTACTTAGTTAAGTGTGTTATCCATGCTATTAGTCCATTCATATTTAAAGCGACAAGATTCCATTGTTTTCTTGAAGCTGTTTGTATCATTACACATATAAAACCTATTATATATAATTTAGGTTCTATAGTCCACTGTGCTGCGATTAAAAAACCAGCACCCATATAACCTATTCTAGTCGCTAGTCGCTTCCAAGGACTTAGCCTTTTCTGTCTTACTAGACTTTTCAGTAATTTTATTTTTAATTTGCTCCAACGCTTCATTGTATCCTGGCATTAATTTTAGTGTTTCTAAGGTACCTATTGCTAAGTCTCTTATATTACTTAATTCATTTAATAAATGCTGCATTATTCTATTTTGAGCATCTATTTTATTTTTCATTTCTATTAATTTACTTTCTTTCATTTTTATAATCTATTATAAAACCTATAAAAACAATTATATTCATAGTTAAACTACAAATCAATTCATATAAGTCTTTAAAATTATGTATAGATAAATGTATATGTCCTACAACCCAAAAGGGTATTGCTAGATTTTGACTTATCCAGATTACCGTATATTTTAAAAAATTTTTCATTTGTATAGATCTTTGTTTATATCATCTTGTGTTATATCTATATTAAGGTTTATACCTTTTTCATAGACTTTACACCAATTACCAAATATCTTCAAAGTCTTCGCCCTCATTAGCCTTACTATAGTCTGTTGGACGAATAGCGAAAAAATCAGTATGGGTAACGCCCCCGGTAAGATGATAAAACCAATCAAGCTCAGCCGCTGCTTTAGTGTCATATTCGAACTTATCTTTAAGTTCTGTATAACCGAGTTCCATAAGTTTTTCATTTGTTCTTTTTCTTATAAATTGTTTTAAGTCGTAAGATTTAATACCTTCTATATCACCCATCTCAAACATTTTATCAATGTACTTTTCTTCAAGATCAACCATTATTTCAGCAGCTTTTATAACATCTGGTTTACAAGCGGACAATAGTTTATTATCCTCTTCACACATATGCCTAAATAATCTGCAACCCATTTTACTGTGTAATGATTCGTCTCTTACAGACCATTTCATTTGTTGCCCAATACCTTTGAGTAAATTTCGTAACTGAAAACTATACAGCACTGCAAAAGCACTATACAGACTAACTCCTTCAGCGAAGGCTGAAAATACAGCCAAGCTTTTCGCAACACCCACAGATTCAGTCCCGTTGTAAGCAACAAGATTGTCAAAGCGATTAGCCGTTGCTTCTTCATGTAAGAAAGCTTCATAATCTTCTAATTTTAATGTTTCATTTAAATAACTATAAGCAACAGCGTGTATTGTTTCTTGCGATCCAAACATCATTGCCATTTGCTGTATTTCGTGTTTAGGAAACCAGCTAACTACTTTTTGGGTCCAGTAATCAGAAACCGCGCACTCCGTCTGCGCGAAACCGAGTAGTATATTACCGACCAAGTTCTTTTCTTTATCATTTAATTTTTCGTTCCAATCTTTTACATCTCCACTCATGGGTATTTCAGTATGTAACCAAAATGCTTGAGCTTGTTTTAACCAACCTTCTGTATAATACTCAGGATATTCAAACGGTTTGTACGCTATGCGCTCATCAAATAATCCAATTATTTATAAATTGTTAAACAAAGATCAATAAAAGGCACATATAAAACCCAAGAAACTCTTTCTTGTTCGTCATATGTTCTTAAACCAAATAGTACACCAGGGTAAAAACCTATTTCTAGTGACCATGCTACTTTTTTATTATCCATAAACTTTTATTCCGTATTTATCTTGTTTTTCTATTAATTCTTTAAATTTTATTTTCCCTCTCATTTCCCAAGACCACATCCACCATTTATCTATCTGCCTTTCAGCATATTTTTTTCTTGCTATCCTTTTCGCTTCGTAAGGATTATGCTTATTGTCTCGTCGCATTCTTTTTGATTTTGTGGTTTATATAATGTTATGTTAGGAAACTGATTCATAACAAGTCTTTTAAATAACTTCCAACGCATTGGAAAAGACTCATTAGCTCTACCTTTTGTTTCAATTATAAAATCTTCTCCAATAAAATCAGGTGTATATTTTATAGGTAATATTCTTTTACAACCTCTATTTTTATAATCACCTTTACCGTTAGAGCATCTTTCATATACTTCGTTTTCAAAATGAAAACCGCTTAATAAAACAAAAGTTTCTCCTTCGTATTTAGCTTTAATATTTGCTTTTTTTAAAGCCATATACATATAACGCTCAAGGCCAGACGAAAAGTTAATACCATCATATGTCACTTTCTTTGACTGTACTGGCCCGCGTTTTCTTTTACGTTTATAAGATCTCCTCTTCATTTAATTCAATATCGTGATAGTGTAAACCATCGTTACCGTTTTGACCAACTATATTTATTCTGTTAATCATAGCCTCTTCTATTTCATCTGATAAACATCTTCTTGCAGCTTCTATATACAATAATGCATCCATTAATTCTTCTTGAACATCTATTAAAAATCTATCAAGATCTTTAACTTCATTTTCTATTTCGCCCATCATTGTTGCGCCATATTTTTTTTGACCATCTAAACTACGTTGATCCATTTTAGCTAATACAGCTTGAACTATTTTATCTTCTGTTTTTATTCTCATTATAATGTTTCTTTTACAAATGTACCGTTAACCATTTTACCTTTTCTATTAGCTATTTCATTATAAGCGTAATCAATACAGTTTTCTATCTTCATATCTTCAAGCGTAGCTAAATTAGTTAATACTACAACAATATCTCCAATAGCATCGTATATTTCTTTTCTATCTTTTTTTAACAAAGCTTGAGCTAATTCACCTGCTTCTTCTTGAAACTTAACATATTGAGTATGAGAATTACCTTTTGTTATTATTCCTCTGTCATTAGCCCATTGTCTTATTAAATTAAATCGTGAAACTTCATGATCAGTAGGTGGATTGTGATTTGGATTTAAAAAAGATTCATAAAAAGCTTTATTATAAATATAACTTCTATTTTCATTAAACATTGAAGTTTTAGCATTAGCCATTATCCAGTTAATAGTTGATTTTTTTAATTCAAACTCTCCTAACTCTGTCTGCCATTTTAAACCAATGTTGTCCATTAATCGTCCTTTTAATTTATTTAAAGGACAAGGAAAGGTTGATGTTTGTTCTGTAGCGTTTATTCTCATTTTATTTAATATAGGTTTTAATTTGTTATACTTATGAATATCTGTTTTATAGCCATAAGACTTTTGAAGTTCTATTTCGCGATCTGATATATAATCTATATCATCTGATTGCTCAAGAACTTCATACTCACCCTCCTTATAACCTTGTATAAGGGTAACTCTGGTATTAAGATTACGTGTAACACCAATCTTTTTACCTGGTATGTGATAAATATAATACATAAATTTATAATTTGTCGTTATACAAGTGCATATTGTGTGCATGATGATAATACCATCCAACATCAATATTTAATCTCTCTGCAATCATTTTTTGTAATGATGAAAATTGATATTGATCATTACAGAAACCGTACCAGATGTCATTAGAACGCATATAAACAGACATATTTAATACATTGTTTACAATTGTAAATTGAACAGCGTATGTACATGGTGTATCTTTAGTATATTTTAGCCACTCTTTCGCGTCATATATACTTATTGCTGCATGTCTGGTTTTAGGATTGTCTTTTAATTTTGCTACAACATAATCTATTTGATCGTTTCGTTTCCATTGATAACCATAATTAGAATTAACCTCACCATTGCTATCAGCCATACGCTCCCATATTGGTGGTACTTTACCATATAGTTCGCCTAGCTTACTAATTCTTGGATCACCAGACAAATACCATTGCCATTCAGCTTCAGCATACTCTAGTTTCCAATTACGTTGTTTATTGGTTATATGATTATCCAAAGGGTTACGTATGTAAAACCCACAGTTAAATAAAGCTTTAGTATTATCAAAGTCTATACCATGTATAATAACCTCATCTAATAATGCCTCATAAGCCTCATTCGCATTGTTATAAGCGTTTTTCATATTTATTATAATAATATTCGTAGAACTCATACATCTTGATCCATATAGCGGTTTTGCTATACACATCAGGTGATCTATTTGTTTTACCGTTAATTTTTATTTCTATATACCAAGTTGCATCACCTGTAGCAAAGGGCGATATATATATTCCATTATTAATACACCATCTATAAGCTTTTAATTGAACTTTAGTTGGTGCATATTCACCCATTGATTGCTTTTTTATTCTAGGCATTTATTCCCATGGCATTGGTTCGTCGTTAATACTTATTGGTTCAAACGGTATAAAACAACCCGACTTTGGCTCCCATTTAAAATGAGCCTCAGCTCCATTCTCACCCAAATTTTGAAACTTAACTTTAAGTATCTTGGCTTTAACCGTTTTTGCATCATAGTCCCTGTGTACCAAAATGCCATGATAACTCGCGTCATACCACTCGCCTCCGCCTTTGATATTATACATTGTCGGTTCTTCAATTTTTCCATCTTTATCTTTATACATTTTAGTTGGATGCGCTACAATAAATACTAGTACATCAAACTTTTTTGCAAACGTTTCTATGTTAGTTAAATACTCCATTGTATATCTATTAACATCTTCTGTTTTACAGTCAATGTCTCTAATCTTATTAAAAGGATCTATAACTAAACATTTAATACCCTTGCGTTTAACTAGTTCAGCGCCTTTGCGTAATACAGACTCTAAACTATATCTTTCCATATCTATAAAAAAATAGTTATCATTAACATGATTAGCAACTTTATTCCATTTATCACCGTGTATATCCTTTGATGTTGGCATACCTTCCCATGTTTTACGCATTAGCTTGTGAGCGTGTAAATACGTAGGTGCATTTTCTGGTGAAGCAAACGCTGTTTTCCAACCATAATTACGATTATAACCTACAACCATCTGATCAACAAAATCAGACTTACCGCTACTAGGTATGCCAGTAACAGTAATAAACTGACCGGTATACGTGCTAAAAATGTTGTCAAAGTTTTCCAAACCAATTTGAAATCCTTTTTTAAACCCATTGCGTACAAAGTCAGTAACTTCATCTTCGATGTCTTTGAATGTCGTAACATTTTCGAGAGGTACTGGTCTTGCTTGCGCAATACGCTCCGATAATTTTTCTTTGCCATATTTTATAAGATATTCATTAGCATCTTTACAATCATCAAATGAAACTAAATAACAAACCTCAGCACCAAGTCTTCTAACTAGTTCTGATTGTAATGCTTGTCCTGCTTCATCTGAATCAACAGCAAGTATTACTTTTTCTTTGTCTTCAAAATAATCTATACAATTGTCAAGATAATCTAAATTATTACTATTAAGTGTAGCTCCATTAGGAACTGATATACTATTTGGTATACCAGCTTCATGAAGTGCTAACACGTCCATTTCTCCTTCAGTTATAATACAATATTCATAGCCAACAATACTATTAATATTATAAAATACTTTTTCAGCACCCTTATATAACTTAAAGTTTTTACGACCATCTCTATATTTAATATTAATAAGTTGATCGCCCATAAAGTAATTAAACTTTATAGTATTCTCGGTCTTACCGGTTTGCGGCATATACTCATGACCCTCACCAACTTGTAAGTCGATAAGAGTCTGAGCTGATATACCTCTTGTTTTAAACCATTTCAAAACTTTTTGCTCTGGATCTCCAGTTATATTGTAATCCTCTTGCTTATCAATAGGTCTTACGTATTCTTTTTCACTAGCTCCTTTGCGTTGATAAGTATGTAGTTGAAATGATGTATTACAATTGTGACAAGTACCAAGACCCCGTTCCCAATCATATGAAGCACATTTTGCTTTTTGATTTTTAGGTTTTCTAGTGTGCGAGCAAAGAGGACATATACCCTGCTTTTTCCCTTCTTCTAGCTTATGTTGATTAAACTGGTCAATCAAAAATCCATTGATCTCTACTGTCTGCATTTAAATTAATTAAAATGGTAAATCGTCTGCAACCGCGTCTGGTGCAACAACAGGTGCTTTAACTGGTTCATCTTGTCTAGGTGCTGCTGCTACATTTTCTCCGTTTGTCCATACAACTTGAACATTACCTAGATAAGTTTTAGCTGCTTTACTTTCTCTTTCTTCTTTTGTTTGACTTACAATAATAGGACCTTGATTCCCAAATTGATCTACTTCGTCATTTAAAGTTATTACTATAGGTAGATATTTACCTTTTTTACCTTCAATAACTTTTGATTTATCAATATTACTTAAATTGATACTTGCTTTAATTATACTCGCCATAATTATAAAGTTTGATTAATAAAATATTGTTGAGGATCAAAGTCCTCTGATTCATAAAATAATTTATATTGTTCTACTGCTCTTTCTACTTTGTCTTTACCACGCGCTAAAAAATCAGGTGAGCAATCAAAAATACCTATTTGATGCGTAGTTTTATCTATAGCTATAAATATTAATTCATAACCAAATAAGTTTTGATATATATAAGCTTGACTATCATAATTATATTTAGAAGCTGAATATCTAAATTTATGAAGATCTGCAGTTGTTTTTAAATCAACTATTAATCTTTCATCGTGATTAATTATATCAGCTTTGCCTTTCCATTTTAATCCTTCAAGCTTTGTTATACCAGGTTTTTCATATTCTACATTTATACCTCTTATAAGATCAACACATGCTTTGTTATTAAGCATTTTATCTATCATTAACTCTAGTTTATCAACTTCGTTCTGTAATAAACACATTTCACCTCCAGATATTTCTTTATACAACTTTGTATTTCTAGTTGTAGTATCTATTATTTTAAACTTTTTAAGTTTATCTGTTTCTAGTATTGCTGTGTGAAAATAACCACCTATTAAAAAAGCTGGTATTTGTTTTTGCTCATCTCTAAGACCAAGTGGATTTGTTAATAGTTTACCTATATCAGAATTACTAAGATATTGTTTACCAAAATCTCCATAATAATGTTTATCATCTTTTAACTTCTTTATAATTTGTTTTTCAGTCATTATAATGTTTTTAATTCTGATTCTATTTCTTTAGACAAACTGTATTTAGCTTTTATAGCATCTAACTTACCTCCTGCTTTTATGTAGTCCTGTGCTTTTTTAAACGCTGGATCTGATTTAGAGGTTAATGTATTTTTTGCTTTCGGTGCCTTACCGTGTGTGTTTGACGCATCTGAGTCTTGCGTGTCGTCTATTAAGAATAAATTACCTAATGCATATTTTTTACCATAACTAGATGCACTACCAAATTGTTGAGGTGTTTGCATACCTTTTTGATTTAGATCAACTCCAACTAAAGCTGACGCATGTATTGATTCTTTACCGTCACTTATTGTAGCTGTTGAGCAAATTATAGGTATATTACTTACATCAATTAATTGTTCATCAATTGTTACTGATACTCCTAACTTTAGTAGAAAGGGTTTTGTTGCTTCGAGAATGTCTTCGGCTGATCTGAAGTAATATTTGCCGAAAGAGTTAAATCTACTTTTCTTCGATTTAAACTTTGTTTGAATTGTAGCTA